TACGATAGAGTTTTTCTTTTGCCATGTGTTTTGTTTATTGTTTCACAAAGATAGGGTAAAGTTTTCGTTTTTCCAAACTTTATTTGTATTTCCTAATCACTTGGAATATTCGTTTGGTATCAGAATCCAATTCAATCTTGTCCCTATTCCATGCGATAGTATAACCGTGATTAGCATTGTAATCTTCAGGTTGTATGGTATTACCATTTACCTTAGATAAATAAATCCAAGGTACATTACCCATTAGTTCAAGTTCAATCCCTATTTTTTTGAGTCTATTAATAAAGATTTGTACTTCGTTCATTTCTATTTGGTGTTAAAGGTTTCTTTGTAGTAATCATCCGCATTTAGGTATCTTCCTCCATCCCAATAAGCATTCATAATTACCTTCTTCTCATCCTGAATCAACTCTTTAGCTTTTGCAATCGCTGTTTCAAACCGAGTGCGGTCGGCTCGGGTTGGTTTGCTATCCAACAACTCTTCAAGGAGTTCTAACATCTGTTGCATTGGTGTTTTCATCTCTCTTTGGTGTTTAATGTATCATTAATGATGCAAAACCGAAGAAAGATGTCTCATTAAAGAGACATCAGTTCTTCACTCAGTTCTTCGTCGTTGGTGACAGTATCCATCTCATCGATTACGAAGGATACGTTGACCATCGCCTCATCTCCGTAGTTGCGGATGGTAACACAGAACCAACCCTTCTCATACCGGAACGATTCATATTGACTATCTTCATATGAGTTGAACGCCTCGTTCATGACCATCGTAACGAAGTCCTTCAAGGTTTCAACAGAGAAGGTTTCATGACCTGTAAGTGAGGTGTATAGACTTTCACGACCGAGAGCCGTAATAACCTTTGATACGGTATTGAAGTCAAAGTGGTAAACAACTTGGTCAATACGGTGTTGGGGGTTGATGATTGGGTTTTTCATGGTGTGTGTTTGTTTATTTGTTTAACAGTACAAAGATAGTGTAAAGTTTTCGTTTTTCCAAACTTTAAGTCTCTCTATGTTATAATGTATCATTAATCATGCAAAACCACTCTCTTTGATGTTTAATGCATCATTAATCACGCAAAACCACTATTATTTACATCATTAATGAGTATTTTTTGAGTTAAACAACTTATCATATTCTTTTCCCACAACTTCGTGGGTTGAGTCAGAAAATTTTTCATCTTCATCATATACCAAGTAAAAAAAGTCACAATATGATTTCCTTTCTTTTTCAAGAAATTCTGTTTTGTTCTTTCTCACATAATCCAAAAGAGCCATGGCAATTCTGTGGTCTGAGTCAAACATATAACTGCAAGATGTCTCAAACTCAATAATTTCTCGCAAGGGAGTTGTAAGTTTATTTTTCATAGTTCATGTAATTAGCTCGTCCAAATCAACATTATGGGATAACATAGTTTCATAAAAGTTAACCCTAAATTCCTCAATAAGTTCATAAGGAGTCATTGGAGGTTTCCCTTGTAGTTCCGTTACATTAACTTTGTTTTCCATTTCAGAAAATGAATTTCTAAGTTCCAACAAAACGAGACACATATCCAACGACTTAACACAACGAAGGTGTGCCATTCGGTCGTCAAAATCATCCAAGTTAAATTTCAATGTCGCTTCCATAGGTATAAAAAGGTTTTGTATATGTAATTGACTTAATTAAATCTTCTGAAACATATATTTCATATGTCGTATGATGTTCTTTACCTATGTAGTTATATATAATTTCCATAACTTATATTTTGCGGAGAGAGTGGGATTCGAACCCACGCGTCGAAACCGACGACAGTTTAGCAAACTGCTCCATTAACCACTCTGGCATCTCTCCTGTTGTATAATGATACAACATTAAAAATTAATTGTCAATCTACGTATGGGTTTTTAATCCCATATTTTTCCCAATAATAATAAAGGTCTTGAAGTTTTGTGTAATGTAGATAAATTCCTTTACCACGATTATCCAACCACTCCTCAATTTCAAGTTTTTCACCCTTAAAGAAAACGTCATCAATAAATTCATAATACAATCCTATCATATCAACCATACCTGTCACAATTGAGAAATCTTCAGGTTTAGGTACTTCGTCACTTTCAATATGAAATTCATAAAGACCTCCTTTATTTGACGACGAAGTAAAGAGTACATTTTCAACACCACCCTTTTCAGGTACAAAATCAATCTGAGTTACGTCCTCATAATCGTATTCTTCATTATGGTCTTCAATATCACTCATATCATTTAAACCAAATGAAAACAACTCATTTTCATTCTCATCATAAACAAAAATATATGTATTATCTGGTAGATAATTTGCCTTACTCATAGAAAACGCATCACCTTCAAAGAAATCGACTCCTAAAATTTCTTCAATATCCATTCCGATACTATCCAATGAATCGTATTCACCACTGTTAAGTGCTTCATCAAGTTTATCTGCTTGTTCTTGGGAGAGATTATAACCTTGCATTTCTTCTTCCCAACCATAAAATCTTACAATATATTTACCCATTATTCAAATGTGATTTTACAAATTTTTACTTTATCAATACCAAACGGACGAGTGTACATGTCGATACGACTACCCAACTCGCGACGAAAATAGTTACGAATTTTTCCTCGACCAAAAGAACTGCCGTTATACCATTTACCATTAGCTGCTAAGATATTACCACGATACACAACGTCAACTTCACCACCATGATACCGAACATTGATATCTTCATATTTACGAAGACGAGTAATCTCTATTACCCCATCAAAATCACTACTATCTGGTTTGATTTCACCCACTAATTGTTTAAACAGTTTACCGTACTGACGTGTTGTTAGTTTTTCTACAATCATTAATTCCGTTTTGTCTTACAAATATACAAAAAAATTATCTTTATTCCAAACAACTACTAACTTTTTCCCAATACTTTTCTGTAGATTTTTTCTTATAACCATTAGGTCCACCATTCCAATTTCGAGCGATTACCTCATCAGTACTATTTGGATGATGGTAGTCTCTCCACACCCAAAACATCTGTAAAGACTTTTCTCTATCCCAACGGTCTTTCAATTTAAACCTACGTATATCACCATTTTTTCTTAAAATTCGATTGACTTCCCTAACCATAATAGGTCTAATTTGTAAACAACCTGCAGCTTCTTCTGATTTATTGTATGCACTATCGTTACCATTACTTTCTACTTGTATCATACTCATAACAATATCTTGTGGTACTCGTTGAACTTCTTTGGGTGTAATTGGTTCGATAGGTTTAAGATGAAAAACCTTTATAACTTCATTTGGATGAAACAAACGAGGTGTTAGTGGAATTAAAAAAACAGTCACACATAATAGAATTGTTTTATTTAGTATTATTTTCATTTTGATTTTTTTTTAAAATAAATTCGTCACAAAAAAGCATAATAGATAGTAATAAAAACCCTCCGGGCATAAAAAAGAAAATAAAAAATATTATTTTCTTTCTTACTACACTATCAAACTTCACTTACTTATTTTCAGATAAATAGGTATCATTCTCAGGATAACCAATATCTGAGGTATTGTAGTAATCTATTTTCCAGTCGTATGACTTACTCTTCTCCTTTAAATTTTTTAACTCCTTCTTTGGTCTTTTTTTCTTTTCCATAGTTACTCGTATCTGCGTCAATAGGTTCATGACAGTCAGAACACTTGTAAATCATTTCATCCCAATCCATATGAAATTCAGGACATCCACAATGAATACAAGGTGAGAAAAACGGGTCATCACCCAAGTAGTCGTCATAAGAAATTTTGCTCATGTTTTGATATTAGAATCTTTATGATAAAGATAACAATATTTTTTGAATTAAGAAATTTCTACAAGTTCAATTTCAAAATTCAACTCTTCACCTGCTAATGGGTGATTCATATCTAAAATAATATCGTTATCTTGAACTTCGATAATAAGTGCGTTAATAGGTTGTCCACCCTCAGTACGTCCTTGGACCATCTCACCCTCGACAGCAACAAAGTCAGGTGGAAAGTTTTCTTTAGATACTGACATAATGGCTTCTTCTTTTCTGTCGCCATAAGCATCTTCAGGTTTAATGTTTATTGTTTTTTTGTCACCCACAGTCATTTCTACAAGTGCGTTATCAAAACCCTTAATCATTTGACCTGCACCAACCTGAAAATCCAAAGTAGAACCTCTTTTATATGAATTATCAAATTCATTTCCATCATTTAAAGTGCCTACGTAATGGACCTTTACACTATCTCCTTGTTTAACTTTCATAAATATTTTTTTATAAATTTAGTAATAAATATCTTATTAGACAATAGACAACTCAATTTATTCTAAATTCAATCCAATTAATACCTTTAACATCATCATTAGGGAAGTAAAAACACTCTTCTCTTCCATCCCACTTAATTATTTTTGTAAAACCATCAGGAACTGTTGCTCCTGTAGGTAACTTTATAGAATTTTTACTAAAATGACATTCAACAGATACTATCACAGAATCGTAAAATTTTGACAGATTTTTCTCAAATTCCTCAAGTTCTCTCCATGGTCCTCTATTTAATGACTGATGTTGTAAAGCACAATTTAAATAATTAAATGTACTTTTTAAAGTTTCTCTATCACAATTAAACGCACCTGCGGGCGCTAAGTGACCTTTATCCCATATGTTATTAATATAGTCCTCATCATTAGATGTATTAACACCTTCATATAATACAAAGTCTAATCCGCTTCTTGACGCCTCTCCGTTTGGGCACAATACTTTGTAAAATACATATAAAGGTTGTTCTAATTCTTCTGAGTATTTAACAATGAATGTTTTAGTTGAAATATTCCTAATTTCTTGACAATATAATGTGTTAACAAAAAGGAATGACAGAATAATTAAAGTGACTTTTTTCATATTTATATAATATAATAATATAAGTATGAAAATAAAGAAACTACACCTACCTGAAGATGAATACTTTCCTGAGGAAACCAAAAAAAACTCTATAGTCTTACATCATACAGCAGGAAGTCACAGACCTGATTGGGTGGTTTCTAGCTGGGATAGAGATAAGACTAAGGGCGGTAAATCTTTAAGGGTAGCTACTCATTTTATAATAGGTAACAAATCAACTAGAGATAATGACACTACATGGGATGGTGTTATTGTTGAAGCTTTAGACCTAAAATATTGGGCACACCACTTAGGAACTAAAAACACGAATAACTCACAATTAAATAAACAATCAGTCGGTATTGAAATATGTAATTATGGTCCACTTATAAAATCACAAAATGGGGAATATTTTACTTATGTAAACTCATTAGTGCCTGAAGAAGATGTAATAGATTTAGGTAAAAATTGGAGAGGATATAGGTATTATCACAATTATACTGATAAACAAATAGAGTCGACAAAATATCTAATTTATTCTTTATCTGAGAAATATGGAATAGATGTTTGTAAAGGTATAAATGAGTTATTTGAAGATTTTGACGAAACTCTAAAAAATAAACCAATTTTAGTACAACAACAATTCTTAAACAGTAAAGGATACTTAGGTATGAACGGAAAACCACTAATAGAAGATGGATTACCCGGTAGAAATACAAATTATGCACTCAGATTATATACTGATGCTAAGAGAGGAAAATGGAAACCTTTTGAATATCAACCACTAGCAAATGAAGGGGCTGGAGGTATATGGTCACACACAAATTTTAGAAAAGATAAGTTTGACGTATATCCACATCCAAAACTTATTGAAATGTTACAAAGTTTGTAATATTTATTTGTTATGGAATTAGATATCGATTTACCTAACTATCTTTATAATAAACCTGATGGTTATTATGCCGATGACGTAATTAAAAATAGAGATGAAACTATTGAAGGGTTAAAAAAAGACTCTGAGATTCTTAAAGATAGGTTACCTCTATTATCAACTTTTAGACCTATAAATACTGAAATTGTACTGTTTTCTGACCCGATGCCGTTAAAAGGTGAAATTAAATTTATACCTAAAAAGTTTTCAGTTATGAATAGTATGGGTAGAATTTATAAGGCGTTAACTTGTGATGTTGTACTAAAAAACGTAACCTTTGGTGAGGGTGGTTCTGAATTTTCTAAACTTTTTAAAGACCCACAATATGAAGGTTTTACCAAGATTTTTAAACAAAAATTCAAAAGTAGTAGAGGTAAATGGGGTAGGGAATTTGAAAAAATTGCAAAATTAATCGGTATGGAAGACTATGATTTAAAAGTTGACGATATTATATTTGAATTTGATGAGTGAAGAATTTAAAGATTATTATGACGGTATAATGGAAATGGTTGTTGTGAAAACCAACAACATACCTTATGCTGAAACTTTAGTAAATAAAAACTATTTTAGAATTAAAACGGGATTCTATGAAGACGAAAACCCAAATACTATAGTTGAGGAATTAGTATTTCAAATTAAAGAACATTTAAAAGAAAGAGGTAGATTACTTTTAGAAGGTGTTATTCTTGAGAGTAGTGTTATAGATGCACCTGTTCGTGAAATAGTTAGAACATTAACTAATATTATTAAAACAAAAGAAACTAGAACATACTATTTACCTGAAGAAATTTCAGAAGATGGTGATACGTTTGAGTATGAATTTAAAAACATACCGTACTTTAGTATTGAGTTTAATTATGACCTAGACCCGATGTCCGAAGAAGAATATAAAATTGACGGTAGAACTGTTGATGAGGGATATACAATTCAGATAGACCTACTTATTAATCCTAATTTTTACCCTGGTGTTATGTATGACGTAATTGGAGATTTAAATGATATTGTTGCTCATGAGATAGAACACATTTATCAAGAGGACTGGAAAAGACCAAAAGAAGAAAGACATGATGGTGGAGAACAACCTAAAGGTAAAGAATATTACAAACAACCCCATGAGGTACCCGCCGAGTTAGTAGGATTTAGAAGAGTAAACAAACTTAGGAAAGAACCAATTAGTAAAACAATTAGAGATTGGTTTAATAGAAATAGAAATACACATAATCTTAGTGATGAGGATATTGATGAGTTAACCGATTTCTTGACTCAAAAATACAATGAAAGGTACGTAAAGAACAATTAAATATATTTATATATAATGAAGATTAAATTAACAGAAACTCAGTTTAATAAAGTGATTAAAAATTTAATTACTGAGCAAGGTTTATACGGAAATACCTCAGACGTTGTTGATTACGACCTACCTGAATTCTTATCAGATACAATTATACTCCAAAGTATTAATGATTGGTCTGATGTAGAAAAATCTTTAAAGGAATTACATAAAAGATTAATTCGTTTAGAGAAAGGTTTAGATAGTGGAGGTTCACACAATAAAGCATATTCAACAGGAACGGATTACTCTGCTAAAAACAAAAAAGACAGGGATTTAGAAAAGGCGGCGGACTCATTAGAGAGAGATGAAAAGTTAAAAAGTGATTTAGAACAGTTAAGAAAGGATTTGGATTTGTAATATTAAATCCTTAAATTAGCTTTATGGATTACGATAAACTATCACTTGTAGAATTAAAAAACATCTGTAAAAACCGTAGACTACCTTACAGTGGAAGTAAGAAACAACTACTCAAAAGATTAGAGGATTTTGAAAAACCAACCCCCATATCAATTAATACTCACAAACACTTAGACCTTCCTAAAGGTAAAAAAATTGTAGGTGTAGTTATGGGTGATAAAGAAAAATCACAAAAAATTGGTAAAGAAAGAGAGAAAGGAAAAGTAAAATTTATGTATTGGGCAATGGATGTCCATTACTATCTGGTTGATAGTAGTTTTACGTTTGACTGATTTTTTTAGACTCGACCATCTCAGCCGCTTTAATTAAAACATCTCTTATCGCAACACCTGGTATTGCAATTAATGCTGAGGTAGATAAAGCCTCTAACAACATTTCAAATTGTTCTGAGTCAATACCATGTTTAGTCACAACATCAATAAGGATAGACAAAACAGGTACTAAGAAGCTATATGATACTATATTAGATGTTCTATGGATTGATAATCCTAAAACTTTTAATAAATGTGAAAATTTATTTTTAATTTTTTCGGTATATGAAATTGCGTTAGACAATTCATTACCTCTCATTTTATTTAATAATTCTTTTAAGTCTTTATTTTCATAAAATACAACTGCTATTGCCATAACAGTAAGACCTGCAATCTGGTTAGTATCTAAATTAGTAAACGTACCCTGTAGATAGTCAAAAACTGATTGTAGAATAGCTCCGATTCCTGCACCATAAGTTAATAAGAATCTAAAATCGAACTTTAGTTGATTGGAAGCATCTTTAATTACATTAAAAGTAAAATCACTAATTTTTGATAGGGTATTACTTACACTATCCTTGTATTGTTCCTTTAATAATTTCTTATATTGACTTTCCGTTAAGATAACTTTCATTAAACTAATATTACAACAATAAATATTAGGATTGTTAGTATATTTATGGTAAATAGTATTTTTTTATGAATTCAAAAATCAATCCTAAACTTGAAGTTGGTGATAGAATCATTCTAATCGTTATGAGTGACCCATACTCACCGGTTACTGTAGGTACTAAAGGAACAGTAAAAGGTGTTGGTAGTGACCCATGGAGTGTTGAGCCCATATATTATGTTGACTGGGATAATAACCGATTTATGAATCTTATTGGTGATACCGATGTTTGGGTAAAAGATGACGAATCCATAATAAAAGAGGAGGTTGGTGCAACATCCACATCATTAAGTAAAATAATGTCGACTATCGGACCTATTCCTAAAACAAAGATGTCATCAAGTAACGTAATAAAAAGAATTCTTAGAAGTGAGGGGATTCCATTTTTTAACTTAAATGACGGAATTGATTTAAATAGTACACTAAAAAGATTAGTAGATAAAATTAGATTTTACGAGTATTTCATATCTTTTAAAAGAGATAAAGATGGTAGAGGTTTTAATTTTGAAGGTTTATTGGCGGGATTAACAGGAGGAAAGCCAATAATATCACAAAGGAAAGAAGATATAAAAATAGGTGAAGACTATTATTCGGTTAAATTAACACAACCAGGAGAAAGATTTGACTTAGGTTCGTTATCAAACGGTTTTGAAGCGGCTAAGATAGAACTTATTGAAGATGGGTATGAGATAGATGATTTAAAAAGACCTATAGATTTAATGAATATGGGTAGTGAGTTTGATGAGTATAAAATTTTAATGTTAAAAACTTCTTTTGTAGTTGGAGAAGACCCCTCTAAGTCACTTAATTGGGTTTTTTCGGTTTTAAATGAGGATGATATTTCATATTGTGTTATTGACACTGACAGTCTAATAAATAGAATTATTGAAAATTACAAATCAGGTAAGGGTAATTATACTATTTCAATACCACAAGACAAAGTAGGGGGACTCTGCAATAGAATTACTTTTCCAAAGGTAACTAATAAAGAAATTAAAAACTTACATTATAGAAAAGATTCCTCACGAAAAGATGATAGAATATCTGATTTATTTGGTAGTTATGCTAAAAATATTAGATTCGATATAATTCAATATATTAGAAAAAATCCTGACCTGTTCTTAAAAAGAGTTATTGATTTATATGGGGACAGATTGGCCAGAATTATGAAAGAAAAAGGATTGATTGATTTACCCGGTCAAATGGATGAATCTAAAAAAGACTTATCAGACGTTCTTAGAAGTAACGACATAGACCCCTCAGAAATGGAAGATTTATTATCACAATTAAAAGACGAGGATATAAACGAATTAGTGATAAGAAACTTAGAAAGAAAATTTCTAAAGTCAGGTAACCCAAGGACGAACGCCAGAGAATACTTAGAAATATTAATTAACTCTATTGGTAAAAGACAATCCTCAGAATTTGAAGATGACGATTATAGTGTTGAAGACGAGTTGGTATATGGGGGTGAAGAACCTGAAGTATCTTCGATTGGTAGAAAACAATTTAAAAAAGAATTGTTACCCTTACAGGTTGAGTTATTAAAACTACAAGAACATATTAAAGAAACTGGTAAATCTATTGCAGTAGTTTTTGAAGGTAGAGACACCGCAGGTAAGGGTTCAACTATTAGAACCATTACAAAATACTTAGACCCAAAATACTACAATGTGGTTGCATTAGGGATTCCAACTCCCGAAGAGAGAAAAGATTGGTTTGGTAGATATTCACAACATATAGAACCCGGTAAAATCACATTCTTTGACCGTAGTTGGTATAATAGAGGAATTGTGGAACCTGTTATGGGTTATAGTGAAGAAGGGGAATATGAAGAGTTTATGAACACTGTAAACGATTTTGAGAAGTCATTGGTTAGTAAAGGTGTGGATTTATATAAATTTTGGTTGTCAATAACTCCCAGAACTCAAGAAAAAAGATTTGACTTAAGGAAGTCATCTCCACTAAAATATTGGAAGTTCTCACCTAACGATGAAAAGTCTTTAGAGAAATGGGATGATTACACTGAGTATAAAGAAAAAGTTTTTGATTTAGCTAAAGGTGAAGTTCCATGGACAGTTGTAGACACTAACGACAAAAGAATTGGTTCTTTGAACTTACTGAGACATATATTAAAAAATTCAGATTACCCTGATAAGAATGAGGGTACTATAGGTGATACATACCCTGAATCTATTACAACTATTAATGAAAATTTTATTGACGATATGAAACCATTATTACCGATTTTACAATCCGATGATGGTGGTCACATCTTTAATTTCTTAATAGCGTTAAGAGACAGTGGTATTGTTAATATGATGCAATCGCCTGATTTTACTTGGAGTGGTAGAGACTTCTTGGAAAAATACTTAAAGATACAAGAACTACAGGATAGTTACCAACAGATTGAAGATGAAGATGAAAAAGAAAACCTGTTACAACTTGCGGAGAAGTCACAACAGGTTATGATATCTGCGGCGTTTAGAAACCTACAGGATAAGGAACAAGAACTAAGTACTAATAATATTAATCGAGAATTAAGGAAATTAGGTCCATTAGCACTGAGGTACTTTATGATGAAACTTTAAAGTTCCTTACACACTTTAACTTTACCAATCTCAATCTTGTAAGTATCCATACCGAAAAGACGGAAAAACTTTTGAACATCGTCTCGAACTGCCCGACGAATATCGTCATTACGACGACGAGAGGTTGAGTGATTAATTTTAACGTAATCAGTAACACAAGTATTTTCCTTACTACGCCAAGAAGAACGACCCATAGTACCTGAGACTTTGATGTTGACCAACAAGTCATCATTACGACTGACCTTAATATATGTGATTTTGTAAAGTAAGTCCATATTATCCCAGTGACGATTGCTAGTGTGCTTAAATACGTTACTACGAATCAACCGACCAATGTTTTTGTGCTCTTTATAAGCCTTTTCCATGTTTGGGCACTGATTGAAGTAGTTACTGATTTCGTGTACGGTCATAATGTTCTCTTTTGTGAAAACAAATATACGATTTTATATCAATCAATCCAAATTATCTTGAATAAAAATCGGGTTCTGTGTTCCGAAATAACCTCCGACTATATTGTAATAGTAATATTCAACAGCATCGTCTTCTGTCATATCCTCCATTAACTTTTTTATTATTTGTATTTTAGAGTATATCAGACGAGGTTCTTCTCCGAAAGATTCAGAGACACCGACTACACAGTCATCAAAACCGTCTAACATTACTGCTCCTTCCGCAAAATCGAAGTATTTAGTTTTATCCATTTTTGTTTTAAACATATTAATGTTTATTTAGAATGTCAAATTATTTGGTAACTAAAACATATTTATATAAAAAAACAGTCATGAGAGGTTATTCTACAATGTCAGACGAAGAGAAAAATTCAATCCTTCAACAACACTCAGCATTCTACAACGGATATGCTACCGGTAATATTCCATCAGGTCCACAACCATTATTACAGGACGAAGGTCCATCAGACTCACAAGGTATTACTGTGAACAACAGAGGTGAAGTGGGTCAATACAGAAATCATTTGGTTAATGAGTCTGTAGTCAGCAAACAGAAAGGTAAAGGATGTGCAAAATCTGAAGGTGGTTCAGGGTGTATTAAGAAAGAAGGTGATGAGTGGGTAATCATGAATAACAAAAAAGGTGGAATTTTCAGAGATGGTTTTAAAAGTGAAAAGGACGCAGAAGAAGCTTTAGATGCATACCACGCAAGTGTTAGTGAAGAAGTTAAAGAATATGCTGCCGATGATATGGATGTATCAGATGTAGAAGCTGCTTATGACTTTGAATCAGGAGGTCCAGACCAATTCGGTGACGAAGACATGACATACTCAGAAGATTCATACGGAATGGATATTGACTCAATAATGTCTATGTTTGATGGTAGTATAACTGCAGATTATGATGATGAGGTACCGGCTTACCAATTTGACTCAGAAGGTGCTATGGACACCGATTTATATGAAGGTGCGGATGAAAATGATAACGGAACAATTTCAAAAAACGAATTACATAAACATTTTGACGAAGATGGAGATGGTAAAGTAACTCCCGACGAGTATGATGACCATATAAAAAGTCATTTAGATGAGAAAGAAACCTGTGAACAGTGTGGTAGCGAAATGAGGGAAGGTGAATGTTTAGAATGTGGTTCAGGTTCTATGTATGAAGGTGAAGTTATGGAAAAAGAAACCTGTGAACAGTGTGGTAGCGAAATGAGGGAAGGTGAATGTTTAGAATGTGGTTCAGGTTCTATGTATGAAGAAATAGACGAAGATTTAAAAGAATCATTTATTGAAGATAAAGAACGAATAACAGAAATGTTTAATAGGTTTAAAAAATTCCTATAAAAACAAAACCCCTCAGTTTAAGAGGGGTTTTTTGTTATTAAGCTTCCTCAATAACGTATTGTATAAGACAAAGTTTTCAGTTTTATTATAATATAATTCTATATAACGTAAAGTAGAATTATATTGTTTTTCTTCAGTTACAGAATCTATTATTTTTTCACAGTGACAAAATAATTCATATTCATCCATGTCGTCTATGTAAGAATTTCGGCGCATTCCTGTCTTTTTCAGAAATAATGAGGTCCATTTCGGTTTCATAGGGTATAAATAGTTGAATAACATCGGATATTGTATCTTTATTGTTTTGAATGTGTCTAATTACGTTGTCGGAATAGTTAACACTTCCTTCACTTTCTTTGTGATAATAGTTACCACATTTATATGTAAAAATTGTATCGTCCTCTAAAGATAGAAAACCATGTGCAAAATATGGTGGAACGAACAAGGATAATTTATTTTTTTCGTTTAATTCAAAAAACTCAAACTTACCATAAGTTTTTGATTGCTCTCTTAGGTCAACTATGAAATCAACAACGGAACCTCTCAACACTCTAACAAGTTTGGCTTGAGAAAAGTTACCCACTTGGTAGTGTAATCCTCTAAATACTCCTTTTTTACTGACAGATAAATTATCTTGTACAAACAAAGTAGAGAATAACGAATTATCGTTTTGTATGGCTTTAAGGGACGGAATATCATTAAGTAGTTTCTTATTAGAATACGCTAATTCATTCCACGTTTCCATAAAGTAACCTCTTTCATCTTCAAAAGAAGGTTCTTCAATTAGATAAACGTTATCAAAGGATGTAGATATTAATTTCACTCTTCTATCGGTTCAGGAACTTTATTCGTCTTATAATAATAATCAAGAAAATTTAAAATGTCACTATTTTCACAATATTCATTTCTCCAATCTGAATAATCGATTATATATTCTTTAGTATAATGAGATTCACTATAACCATCCCATCTATCTTCAAAAAACTCCAAACGACCTGAATCATTAATATAATCTTCAAAAGTATTTTCATCTATATAATCCTCGATGTATTCTTTTCTATCAAAGGTAAATACAACTCTAAGTTCTCCGTCAGAAAACTCGTATTCATCTAATAAAATTTGTCTTTTCATTGTTTTTTAGATATCTGTATGTAATATAAATAAAATTTTAGTATAATTACATGGAAGTTATAGAAATAATATCAAACTTTATCAATAAAGACAACAATGTTGTTGAAGTAGAGTTTAGACTTAGACAGGACGATGAGGATATGGTTAGAATAGATACCATAGAATTTCACCATCTGAATGATTTTGGTTATGGTAGTCATTTTATTCCGTCTGATTTATTTGAGGATAGTGACGATTTTGGATTTGATTTTGATGATGAAGATTTTTTTATCGATGAAGAAGACATGATGTCTTTTTTAAATGAATATTATTTAATTTATGAGGGTAGATTACCTGACGCAGATTATAGATGATACTATTTATAGATATGGGGAAAAACAAACACATAAATAACGAATCGGCTTCTTTTAATCTACCAGATAAAAAAGAAAGAGAAAAAAGTAACTTTGAAGAGTTTATCACAAAGTTACTTGGTAAAGTTATTTTTAGAAAAGAAAGTTTTTTCGGATTGGATGTACAAAAAATGGTAATTATTGTGACCCCATCTTATAAAATAGCTTCAGTAATTTCTTCACCTAAAAAATGGTCTGAAAGATATCCACAAAAAAGACAAGATATTTTAGACCCTGAGATAGCTAAACAATGGGCTAAAGATAACGGGTTTGAAATAACTTTTGTTGCACCGACACCACAACTTAAATCAAGATTACATATAAGTTTTGGTGATGTTATGGTAACTGACGTTATGACTGAATCAAAAAAGGTTAAAGTTAACGTTAATGAAGAAATAGTTAACTCAGGTTTACCTGATTTTGTTAAAGATTGGGCAAAAGATAATCCTGAGAAATTTATGGAAAATATAGAACGGATAAAAAAACTTTTAAAATAAAAAGAGGTCATAAGACCTCTTTTTTTATGGACCTTCTCGATAAAAAGTTAGAGAGTAACTATACTCATTACCATATACACCATCTTCATATTGTTTAGGACATTCAAGTACCATATACTCAAGACCATCCTCAATAATTAGATAATGACGGTATGTCTGCCAATCAATACCTTCAGGTGTATATGTTACGTTCATGTTTATCCATCGACCCGTAATAAAATCCTGTGTAATGTTAATATCATAATTTTCTCTCCAGTGGTCACCACCATTTTCCAAATAATACCCAACATATAGACGATTACCACTAATACTAATACGTGTTTTACCTACTTTCATGGTATCCAAAGGACCGATTGGGTTTGGGTAGACAACGGTCATTGGGTCATCGTGTGTTTCATCTGTAAGTTCGGAGCCAAGGATATCTGTTGAGTTAACCGTAATACTACGAAGAATATATGTGCCATCCAATGTCGGGTAAGATGGTTCTGAGTATTGATAACATCCTGTAGTAAAGATAGTTAGGGTGAGGAGGTAAAGAAGATTTTTCATATAACAAATATAATCTATTTTTGTTAATTGCACAAATTTTAATGGTTAAAATTTATATTTATAAGTATGATTAAGTACACATTATCAGTCTTATTTCTCCTGTTTTCATTTATTGGAATATCTCAGGACGTATCTTTTTCGCAAATTAACAACAATAAGTTGTATTTGAATCCTGCCTTTGCGGGTTCAACCAGTAATCCCGAATTAACGATGTCATATAGAAACCAATGGCCGGCGTTAGGAAATCAATTTGTCACAAGTTTTTTGAGTTACGAAGAATATGACCCATCTTTAAATAGTGGATTCGGCGTCACACTAATGAATGATAGGTCAGGTAACGGTATATACTCACTTAACTCAATATCGACATTTTATAGTAATCAACAACGTCTTTCTCCAAAACTAAATATTAAATTCGGATTGGAGTTAGGGTATAAGCAAAACTTTATCGATAATAACAAACTATTTTTTGAAGACTCATTTAACGGAACATCATTCTCATTAATTACTAATGAGCCTTTTATGAATGGTTTGAAAGTTCATTATTTTGACTTAAGTTCTGGTTTATTATTATTTTCCGATAAATGGTTTTTTGGGTTTGCCTCAAATCACGTTAATACACCCAACCAATCATTAATTTTCGGTGAAAGTTATTTACCAGTAAAATATGGACTACATGGTGGGGGTCATATAAGTAAAAACAAATACGCGTATGTTAGAAGAAATGTAACTTATATGCCTTCGTTTTCTTTTTTAAAACAAGGTGAATTTTCACAATTAACGGTAAATAATAACATTAATTTAGATAAGTTTTTATTTGGTGCAGGGTTTAGGTTTGTTGAAGGATACTCATATAGAGATGTTGTGATATTTAACTTTGGGGTTGATACGGGTGATTTGGTATTTCACTACTCATATGATTTAACCACATCACAATTAGGACCTGGTTCGGGTGGTGCACATGAAATATCGACAATAATAAGAGTAAGACAAAGAGAAAGAAAAAGTAGTATTACTCCACCTCCGTGTACTTATCCACCATCTTGTACGTTCCAATAATATTTTTGATGATACTTATGATATATGAGTCTATTACACGAAAATATTAATCGTATTAAAACCCTTATGAACATTACTGAAGGTGAATCTTTATTTCCTTCAGAGGATAAAAGACATTTGGAAAATTTTGTTGATTTAGTTGTAAAAGAGTTAGGTATAGAAAATGAGGTTAATATTGACTACACGGAAGACAAGTCTAAAGTAGATACAACAGCAGTTTATAGGTACGAAGATGGTGAAAATGCAGATATAGAAAATGCGGAGGTCACCGTCTATACCAAAGAAAGGGCGTTACAAGACATTATGAGGTCAGTGGCTCATGAGTTAGTACATCATCATCAAAATGAAGAAGGTGAATTGAAAGGTAAAATACAAAATGTTGGTGGTCCTATAGAAGATGAAGCAAATGCAGTTGCAGGTGAATTACTTAAGAAGTACGGATTGCAACATCCTGAAATATATGGTGAAGAAGGATTTCCGGCGGATGAAGAAGTAACAGAACAAGAAGAAGGTGGTGGAGACACAGGTGGAGATGCAGGAGGTGACTCATCATCCACAAATGCGGGTGTTACTACATGGGAAACAGGATTAACTCGCGGACCAGCCAATCAAATAACCATAACCGTGTGGACAGATAATGTTAATAGAGGTAAGGGAAACATGATTGACCAAAATAGTAAATGGGAATCAGGTATTAGTAGAGGTAAAGCTAACACTTTAACGTAAAAAATAAGATTTAATCTTTTCAAAAATAGTTTCTTTGATAATGTATTGATTAACGTCAATATTTTTAATAGTTACACTAATATCATCAACTATACGTTCAAAATCACCAAAGAATAAATCAACCTTTTTCATTCTTAGTAAAAACTCATCTGTCGTATTACTACTAAGTAATACTTTATTCTCAATTGAATTATAAAAATCCCAATGTGTATTTGATTTATCCATGACACAAATATAGGCGCAATTTTTTAATTAAACAAATATTTATAATAAAAACTATTATCATGGATAATAAATTAATAATTAGTTTAAACGAAGTTAATAGACTTATGAACTATGATAGGTCTAAAACTCTGTTAGAACAGACAAATGACTATGATTTGTCTAATATTGATTATTCACAACATGGTTATCAAGACCATTTTGCAAATAACCGATATAATCCCATAAAAAATGATATAGATAAAATGGGAATAGATGATTGGGTGAAAACGCAATATGAATCGGAGGCTATGAGATACACAGGAAATACAAAACCTACAGAACCCACACCAAAACGAGGAGAGGGTTACTACTTAGATGGAAATGGAAATCACAAAAACCCAAATGGTTACTGGTTCATAACATATGATTCTCCAAGATATGAAAAATATTACAAAAATATTATCAAACCTTATCTCGACCTTAATAAAAGGGAAACCGAAAACCCCTCCTCATCAGGAATACCTCCATTCATACTTTTAAAAGGTAAATATAAACAAGATGTATGGGACATTTATGAAAAAGATTTGAAAGAATGGGAAGATAGACAAACATATGATTTAGAGGGTTTTCATCATTATTTTTTACCGATAGCTGCTATAATTGTTAGTATAGCTACAGGTGGTGTGGCAGGTATTGTTCTTGCTGGTGTGTTAGAAGCTGCAGATGCATATATGTATTACAGAGAAGGTGATACTACAACAGCCGCATTAGCTACGATTTTTATGGCTATTCCTGGTGGGGTGTTAATAAGTAGAATTCCGGGAGTAAAAAGACTAATCAAAGAAGCTGGTGAAGGTGCAATTGGTAATTTACTTAAGAAGGTATATGATGGACTTCCTTTAAATGCTGCCGAAACAAAGGTGGTTAATGAAATTGCCGAACAACAAGATGAATTGTATAAATTATCAGTTAGATATACTACTATCGCTAAAAATGCAGCAACCTTAATGTCAATGGGTTTAAGAGGTATTACAATATTATTACTTAACCTATCTAGGTTATCTATTTTTACATTAAAATGGTCTATTAGAATAGGTGGTGTATTATTTATGGGAGATGAACTATTATATAGACTAACTCAGTATTATGATATAAAGTGGGAAGAACAATGGGGACCTAAACCGACATTAACTGAAGAACAGTTAGCTGTTCCTGATGACGTATTGGTAAAAGAGGCTAACGCAGAATTGACCGAAAGAGCAACAGTTCAGATAAAAACTATAAATGAAAGTGAAGAAGCGACGATAAAAGAAGTCGAGAAGGTACTTAATTCTATTGATATAAACGATTATGTGATTAAGTAAAAAAACTAATATACCATTTAATAATAAACACTATATTTATATAAAAAATAATCTATGAATAATAAGTTAATAACAGAAGTTAACAGGATTAAAGAAATAATGTTGTTAAAAGAACATGGGGGAATAACGGCGAAAGGGGTTAGATACGGTCGAGAATATATTAGAAGTGGCATTCAAAAAATGGGTGGTGAAAGATTTTTAGATGAATTCGATACCATATTTAGAAGTAATCCACAAACTAAAAATAAATTGAGTAATTTAAAAGATGATATTTCAAAATTTGGTGATGATGCTGTAAAAAACATGACTGATGAAGAAATTGAACTTCTTTTAAGAGCTAAGGACCCAGATGCATTTGCAGGATTTGTTATAAGGGCAACAAAAATAGGTGAAAGTATCGATACATTATTTACTAAGGTAGATAATTTAATAGCAAGCGGTAAAAAAGTAGATGTTGATTCATTAGTTACTGACTTAAAAGGACAGTTAGATGAGATTGAAGGTTTAGATGATATACCTGGACTTAAAGATAATATGTACAACCAAATTGATGACATGGCCGAATCCGCTAGTAGAGGTAAGTATAATTTAGAACATGGGATAACTAAATCATTGGACGTAAACGCGTTATTAACTTTGGTAGTAAAAGATGAGAAGTCTAGAAAAATGTTGACCCGATTACCTAACTTTGAAAGTAGAATGAAAAATTTTATTAGAAGTAGTAGGGGTAAAACCGAAAAAGAGATAGAGGAACAGTTACAAAAAAGTATAGACGATGTATTGGCTAAAAGTGATGTTTTAGCCGAAAAAATTGCCTCTCGTGAAAAATATGCTGATGACCCTAAGGTTCTTGCAAATTTAAAAAGATTAAGAGATTGGTACAAAGGTAAATACGGATATTCAGTAAAGCGCGACAAAGGTTACAACAAGGCTCAATCCGTATTATATGGTCCTGGAGGTGCATTTCTTAATGCCGCTCTTGTTGATATCGTTTTGGGTAATTTTTCCAATTGGTTAATGGGTGAATATGATGACCCTCAATCAGAATACTACCTCGGTGTAGTTCCGTGGTTCGTTTCTACTGTACTTTCGGTTGGAGGAACTTTGGTTTCTCAAACAAAACGAGAATTAACTTATATTAGTGTGGAAGACGCGGAAAAATGGGCGGAAGAAAATTTGTCGAATCAACTTAAAGACTCAAAAAACGAATATATTTTTACTAAAGAGGATGAAAATCAAAACTATGTAGATATGATTAATTTCAGTGAAGACGAAAATAGAGATAGTGATTATGTAATAATGAAAATGACAAATACCATACACGCAAGTCCAGTTGAAAATGATGATAAAGAGAGTGTAATTAATAAGTTTTTGGAAAAAATTGGATTAGACTAATGAATTTATTAAACGAACAGAGTAATACAAATCCTACACCCACTAGCCCTATTGATGCTAGAAATAATGGATGGAAACACAATAAAAGTGCTGCTGCCAGTAGTGGTGGATGTTCAGAAAGTGAGTTAGAGTCTGTTACTCTTGGAACGCCCCCTAAGGAATATTATAAATGTCCCATTACTGCGACACCAACTCCTGCACCCGCACCCGCACCCACACCTGCACCTACACCTTCTACAGGTTCAGCCGGTGGAGTAGTACTTACAGGAGACTTCCAAAGTCAAATTAAAGACATGTATCACAACCTAAATTTACATGTTAATAGTAAAAGTAGTAACTCTGAGGTAGAAAAAGAATTTAAACAATTGTATGATGATTTAAGAACAGGTACAACAGAGCAACCTCAAAATAGATATGTTGCTAAAATGTTAAGAATACAATGGCCGGATACAGGTAGTGGAGGTGCCCCTGACGGTAAAGAAAGAATTGTTTTATGGGGTAGAAACTTATCAGAAAATAAACCAAGAATGTATAAAGTAGAAAGAAAAAATGGAACAAGTGGACCATGGGGATGGATAGACGATGAAATTGACCCTAATGGTCGGTGGACTGAATTTGATGCGTATAAAAAATTAAACGAATCTAAAGGATTAATGAATATAATAAAAGAAGAAGAAATGAATAACTCTTTACCTGAGATGATAGATGATAAGTTAAAGGAATTTAACTTTTACACAGCCAATGACAAAGGGAAACAAAAAGTAGTCTTTACTGATGAAGATAGAGAAGAAATAAGTAAAGAGTTCGATGACCTTATCAAAAAATACCCTGAGGATATTGCATTCATCAGGTCAGTTGTTATTGCAAAAGGTGAAGATAAAAAGACAGGTGAACCTATCGTTAGATTGGGTTCATACTATAACAACGCGAATATCGAATTACCATTTAACTCACAAATGAATGGTCTCGGTAAATTACTCGACGGTGGTATAGTATACTTTACTGTCTTAAACAACGAAGGACCTGATTACAGGGACTTTAAGATAGTCGGTGGAGACAAGATACCTGAAGTAGATTTTAACGATAAAGAAAAGGAAGAAATACAGACTGATACTTATGTTAATACACATAATCAAGAAATGGAGAAAGATGAACCATTTGAAGAGGTTATGAAGACAAAAGAGAAGAAAGGTTTACAATCATTATTGGACGGGGAAGGTCTTACAAATGAACTCACAAAGCGTCAGAAGGAAATGTTAGAAAATTTAAAAAAAAAAGGATTTAAGTTTGACAAACCAGAAAACGCAGATATTTATGAAAGAGTGAGGATTAATAGTAAGGAATTCAACGAATCAATAAATGCGTGGAGACCAAAGAATTAAGATGAGTCTAAAGAAGATAGTAAAAAAGAACCTAAACGACACAAAGACTGTCAAGGTTACAAAACTCACAGAATCAAAAATTGTTAAGGGACGTTTTGGTATTATTTCTGAATCTGTAAACCTTAATTCAAGAATTCAAACAACTAAATTTTTTAACAAACTCTTTGTGGAGTCAAAGAACTTAGTGGATATGGGTATATCTACTAACACTATTAATGAGGACCTTATAATGGTTTTAAAGGGTCTTATGGGAGATAAAAACTCTCAAGTGATAGATACCCTTAAAGATAGATTAATAACTTATTTAGAGTCAAAATTAGATATGGATTCTTTCGAAAAGGAAGTCTTAAAACAATCTATATTAGAATTAGAAGAAGATGAATTCCCACAAGTATTTTCAGATAAGAGATTTTTAGCCAGAATTATCACAGATACATTCATAAGAGAATTTGGGGAGAAATATTTAAATGGTTTAACAGACATGACAAGGGAGTTATTAATGAACCGAATAGATAACGAAGATTTTAAAAGAGAACTAGAGGATAAGTTCACAATAGCATTGGATTCCTTATTGGATTCAATAGAGTCTAACATGGACTCGAAACTGAAAGGCATTAGAGATAGTGTACTTTCATAAACTTTTTTAAAAAAAGGGGGTTAATATTATCTACGAAAAGGACTGACGGTGTCAGTCCTTTTTTCTTGTATAAAAAAGGTGACCCGAAGGTCACCTAATTTATTTATCGATTGTTTATCTGAGAACGGTTATGAAACCTGTAGTTTCTATAGTCTCCAAATTCCATGCCACAGCTCGTAACGTATAAGCATATACACCGTCTTCAACATAATACTCACCATTTCTAAAACTACCATCCCATCTATCAGATGGGTTATTCATCTCATATATTATTTGACCCCATCTGTTAAAGATTAACACTTCCCATGAGTTCCAACACTCTTCATCTGTAATGACACCCCAAGAATCGTTCAAACCATCATTATTCGGACTAAATGCGTTTGGTGCGAACGCTTGACCATCGAACTCATCACAAGGACCAGGATAAATACAAGTTCCGTTATCTATATTTGCATCACTGTTGTAGTTAATAGCATTCATGTCCGTACATCCATAAACGTCATATTCACATGAACCATCATCTACGTTAGCCAACGGATTATAATTATTAGCACTTTCATCAGTACACCCAAATACATCATATTCACAAGAACCGTCATCCACGTTTGCGTTCGGGTTAAAGTTATTTGCATTTGAATCAGTACACCCATAGATATCATAAGTACAACTTCCATCATCGGTCGTAGCCAAGGGGTTATAATTATTTGCGGTTGGGTCTGTACAACCGAATACGTCATAAGTACAAGAGCCATCGTCCACGTTAGCGGTCGAGTCGTAATTGTTAGCTTCAGGGTCCGTACAACCAAAGACATCATATTGACAAGACCCATCATCCAAGTCCGCATCAGGGTTGTAATTGTTCGCTTCATTATCTGTACAACCATAAATACAAATTGATTCAGCTTCTGATAAACAGAACAATGTTTCTGTAAATCCTATTTCAGGGTTTAAAACAACACCATTTAGTTCTTGTAAATAGACCCATACAACACCACTACCATCAGTGTATATAGGACCATATTCTAAAGTTACTGTTTGATTAGGTTCTAAAACTCCATTAAAACACTCTATCTCTTCCTCACCCCCAATTACATTCCACTCAGCACAAAAATCAGTAATTGTAACATTACCCGTATTTTGAAAGGTGGAGGTGACGTAATAGTAAGGACCTGTTTGGTCACAATATACCGTACATTCTGACCCTAAATAATTTAATTCTGTAATATCATAGGTACAACTTCCATCATCTATATTTGCGTTAGGATTAAAATTATTAGCGGTTTCATCTATACATCCTAAAACGTCACAATTAATAGTAGGGTTACCGATAGTCAAAACTAACATGTTATTACTGATGTTATCATCTTCTCCGAAATCTTCCCATGAGTTAGGACTTTCACCATTAACATCTAAAACATGAATACTAACAGTACCATATGAGTATATTGGTTCGGGCCATTCTAATGAAATATCACCGAATGAATTAATTGTTGTACCCATTGCATTAAAACAGATAGTATCGTTTGTTTGTCCTAAGACTTGAATTTTAATACAGTACTCATTTATTGCAGGGTTAGTTAAATTGTTAAGATGTATTGTAGGAATCCAGTATGGGGTAAATCCGTCACAGTATTCGTTTATAGTTACACTATCTAATGATAGGTCGACCATATATTCACAGCTACCATTATCTTCAGTTGCCAACGGATTATAATTTTCAGCAATAGGGTCAGTACACCCTAATACGGGACATACATCGGGGTCTTGAATAAGATTTGAATAAAAGTAAGTATTATTAGAAGAGTTTTCATCAATCTCACCTTCAGCATAATACGCATTTACTGTTAATTGTGTTATATAGTTAGGTACAATAACATTCCATACTACCTGACCTTCACCTGGTAACATATAATCGGAAGCGTTAACATCACCGTACAGACAACTATCCAACCCTAATTCAGGTACTTCAACACAGTAGTTAAATAAGGTATCAGTAGCGTCAAAACTACCCGTATCGGGGTTAATCACCAATATATTAACTTCGTTAGATGGTATACCGTTATTACATATAGTACCTAAAAATGATACGTATCCACTTGCGTCAGGTGAAGTTATCGTATCGTACTCACATGACCCATCATCATTTTCAGCATTTTCATCATAATTAATTGCTTCAGGGTCTGTACATCCTTGGTTACAGTTAAAAACAGATAAATACCAATCCCAATAGCTAGATGAATTTTGAAACTCATTACACGCAAGACCTTCTTCATAAGGTGTTTCACAAGTTATACATCCATAGTTTTCAGTTGCATTAACATCATAATTACATGCAATTGGATTCATACACCCAAGAATGGGAGGATATGTACACGAACCATCATCATATCCCGCATTAGGGTTATAATTTTCAGCATCTGAATCCATACAACCAGGATACAATGGAGGTGGTGCATTACAAATATTCATTGAGTTTAACTCCATAGACATATCAGGGTAAAATTGAGTTTGGTTCGCGCAAGTACCACATGTTGCCGCCCATCCACCATCTATCTCACCGACAATCGCGGTTTCAGAATAATTAATTTGCCATAAAACAATCTCTAAACATGAAGTTAAAGTATCACTTTCTAATATTTCCTGAAAACAATCATCATAGAATGTATCGTCTGAAAACATATTATAATTAATTGTGTCACCAGCATAAAACTCTTCAAAAGCTACAGGATTATCAAACGTCCATCCTAAATGGTACTGAGCTGCAGTACAACCCCACGGATAATCCCAACCAGGTACATGAGCACCGATTTGAATCATATTGACATAATCCATTTCACTCGAAAAACCACTGGTATTTAAAGAAGTACCACAATTCCAGTGAGATACTACCTCAACACTAACATCATACGTTTCGGGGTCAAACCCAAGAAAATTAACATCACAATCACAAAACGCATCATTATTTACATCGGGACAATCACTATTAAAAGGACCATAATAAGGGTCACCGTTATCGTTATATACCCACGCACCATCACCCAAACCACAACTTCCGAGACGTAGATTCATTTGCGACCACGTCCCATCAAAACCGTTTGGATTTGCAGACCAATAAGGCCATTCTAAAGCCTCGACCCAATAATCGTCCAAGTCACCACCCGGACCGGGGTCTTCAGGAAACCATGAAGGGAGATTTGGAATGTCGAACCATGGGGTGGTTATTGTCCTAGTTTGTCCAGGAGGTAAGGGTCCAACATTGTTGTTTGAGGTATAATCTATGGTCCATATAGGTGCACTTGAATTAAGTGACCAATACATTTTAAGTACATCCCCTTCCCATTCACTACCTGAATTGTTAGTAACATCAAACTGAAATTTGACACCACTACCATTATCAGTAACGACTACAGAACCTTGTTCTATAAAAACGTCACATTGAGCCCCTAAGTTACCATTAAATAGGAACAGGGGGAGTGTAAGAAGGAATAAATTCCTTAAAAAAGTTAAAAGCATACATTTATAGGTTTACTTGTTTATTGAAGAACTACTACCTATAAATAGTTAAAAATGGTTAATAAGATTTAAACGATAACTTAAAATCGTTCCAAATATCTTCAGCTTCTTCATAAAAAACAGAAGAGAAAATAGAGGGCTCATAAGGTCTATTAATTAACTTCATACCAGCCTCTTTTGGAGTTTTATTACCCTTATAAACATTACATCCTGAACAACATGTAACCAAATTTGTCCATGTATTACCACCACCACGAGAACGAGGCATAACGTGGTCGATAGTCAAGTGTTTTTTAGACCCACAGTACTGACAAGTTGATTTATCTCTTTTAAAAATTCTTCTTCGATTAACTTTAATGTTTTTTGGTCTATACCGTATAAAGTTTAGTAACCGTATAATAACTGGTCTAACAAAATTACCTATAGTTGTGATAATGTCTTTTTCTCCACTTTTTATTATCTCAGCCTTTCCCTTATCTACTAAAACAAACCCTCTCTGAAGACTAGTGATATTCAGAGGTGAATAGTCTGCATTTAGTACTAACACATTGTTCATTCTTTTTTTTTAAATTATAAGACACTTTATTTTACATGTCAAAAAAAACCCCCGATTTTTGGTCGGGGGTTTTAATTTCGGGGGTTTTACTGTTGGGCCTCTTCAACTAATTTGAATCTTTCTTTGTTCCGGAAGAATCCAAATACCGCCACTCCTAAACCTACGAGGACTTCGATAGCGTTTACCACTGAATCTAAATTCTCCGTTAATAAGTCTACCAAAGGTATCCATGTGTTTAGACCTGTAAGTACTAATAAAGTACCAATAGCGGTCAATGCGTGTCTAATTAAACTTTTAACTTCTGCTGTTCCCATAATAAATATTTTTTACAGTTTATTACTATAAATATCACCTAAAAGGGAAAAGGGGGATTACCCCCCTTTTCTTACATCTTAACCATCACTCCCCCCATACCATTCCATTTCACAATTGCTTTCTTTGGAATCCAAAATTCAAACTCCCCGATTGAATCAATCTTTTCAGACATATTCTTCTTATAGGTCTCAATTTCGTTAGTGTCATAGAGGTTACGGGGATGGGGTACTCCGACATACTTAGAACAAATAGGGCCGATACCGGTGACTTTAGAAATATCATCCGTAAGGGTTTTAGCACAACAACGGCAAATACCTCCGTTTTCTTTAGTCAACTTACCTTTAATACGAAGTGCTCGGTCCGTCATACCTGTAACTGCGGTCACATCGATAAGAATAGGGTGAAACTCAAGACCATACTCTTCTTTAATACCCAAAGCAATCTTACGACCAATCTTAATGGTATCACCAACCAAAGTGATATTCATCCGTTTTTGCGCTTGTTCATGTCGACGAGCACCTTCAATAACACGAATAGCTGCAGAAGTTTGGTTATCAGTAAGGGAACCGTATTTCTTAAGTCCTTTTTTGAGCGAATTCATGAAACTATTAGTTCCGTTATAGTTTTCAACTTCTTTAGTTACTTCTTCTTGTGTCATGGTGATGATGTTTATGTGATGATTACAGTACAAATATAATAAAAAATCCTCGACTGCCAAAACAATCGAGGATTTATTTTAGTGGAAGCGGGGAGACTCGAACTCCCGTCCTGTATACCCCAAACAGAGAGTACTACACGTTTAGGTCATTATTGATTCTCAACAATCCGAAATATGTGGTTGAATTTTAACATCCTCTACCACCAACAGATGTGTGACTCAATTTAGGGTTTAGTCACCTTTCCACCTCAACAACGGACTTCTGTTCCTAGGTATATGTCCTGACCGACCCGCGGTAAACGGAGCCTTAGGCTGCGTAAACCTCTTCAGTGCGGAGTAAACCGACTGCCTGAAGTTTTGCGAAAGTTTCGCCGTTTGTGTTTTGTAACCATGTATTAAAGTGATAGGTAACCTCTCACTACGTGCACTCTGTGCCTGACTGTACCAGTCAAATCCAAAAACGCCCCCATATTTTCAAAGAACACTACAAAGATAAATACTTTTATTTAAATAAACAACTCACCACCTAACATTTACTACAGAATAATACCGATTTTTTTCTTGGTTGTATAGTACTGAGACTGCAATATAGTGGTAGTCTTCATCAGTTAAAATTTTCCAGTGTAAAGGACTATTCTTATACTGAATAAAAAATTGTGACACTTCTCCAATATCAGACCTACTATTATATGCACAACACTCACCTACACCACCAATACCGACTCTATTACTCCTATTTCTTAAACTGTTATAACCTTCACCGTGACTAATCTTACCTGATTGTACTTGACTTTCATTCCAAGGAACTGTCAATAGTGATTGCATGTCATAATCGTACTCTAATTCACTAATTCCATGATTTCGTCTCCATTCATTTAATGTATTTACAAAACGTTTCTCCATTTCCCAACAAATAGAATCAATGTTACTGATGTTTGGTATCAAATCTTTACAATCAATTTCAATTAAGTTCCCATTAAGGTCTTCTACAAAACAAGTTTCTACTAATGTAAATCCTTGGGAGTATGCGGTTAGAAAAATTATAAATAATGGGATAGTAAGTAGTTTTTTCATATTATGAATATATGAATTTTTTTTCGTTAAACCAAATACTTATAAAAAATATTTTTTGAAATTCTTAAATTTACTACTTGGGGATAAAAAGGAACGACTAATGGATAAGTACCATGGTCAACTCGTGTCAAAAGATATTAGACTATTAACAACACCTCCTGATACAATAATAGAAGAAAATTAATAACTTAAATCTTAGGTATTACTCGAACCTCATTACAAGGGTCAAAAGTACCTAATTCTCTAAATGTCGGTTTGTTAAAACCACTATTATTTTTAAATGGTTCCTTAGGTCCGTATACGACTCTATTATTTCCATCTTCTTCTTCAACAATAGCACAAACTAATGGAGCGTCTCCATGCATTTCACCATTTTTTCTAAGTGCACCATCAGTACCTTGCATGGATATTGTTATCTCACCTGACTCACTTCTTTTAGCAATTTCTTCTATTTCTGAAGATGGAACATCAAAAATAGTATATACACGAGCACCGCTACGTATTGGTCCACGATATCCCGGTTCATCTTTACCTAAACTAGCTTCACGACTATCAAAAATGCGACGATTTCCTTTATCATTATTCATATTAGAAATACCTATTTTAACCCCATTTAAAAATATATCATAAGTAGCATAGTTACATGTGTGGCTGGACCTTGAATTTTTAAACTCAATTCCTGCGAGGTTAATTGATTCTGGGAAATAACCAATAATTATTTTAAGACCATCGGCACAACTAATTATGTCTTCTTCGGGTTCCTCTTCTTCACCTTTTGTTAATTGTACAGTGCCCTGCACTTTAACATATTGTCCTGCTGCAGGATAATTTTTAGTGTCTCTTTTTTCGTCGATACAACCACCAGTATCTCTAATGATAGATATTATGTTTTCTGGTTTAACATTAGGATTAACTTTGAATCCTACTGAATCCCCATTATTAATAATAAAATTAACCATACTACTCCATCTACTATTCGCATATCCTAAGTTTTTATCCCAGTCAGGACTACCTTTTCCTGGTAAACTGTCATAAGGTGGTTGTTCTAATGCTTCTGTAGAAAATGGTTTACCGTATTTATCGTTAGTTGGTTTAAGAGAACCTCCTAAATAGTTACTTGCACTTCCTTCAATATCAGATATATTAATTATTTTAGCAAACTGTAAACCTTCATTTTCTAATCCTCTTTTTTTGATTTGTGCGTCAATACTTTTTTTAAGTTTACTTAATGCGGACCTGTAACCTTCATCAGTAGATTCTGTAGCTGAGAAATATGCCGTTAAACTAAATTCTGCAGTGTATCGATTTCCAGACTTTTCTATAGTACGTATCATCCCCGATGCGTCACTAACAGGTACTTTACCAACACAATTACCGTATTTAATAGTATTAGATTGTTCTTTTAAATACTGTCTTTTTGTCGCATTTTCATGAAGATTTAAAATTCTTTTTCTTTCTTCATCATTTATACTAAATTGATTCATAATTTTAAACTTATATCATATAAATATAACTATTATAGTAAAGTATCACAGTTATTCCAAACTAAAGTATTTATAAAATAACATGAAGTTTATAACTCTATTAATAGAAGGTAAAAAGGAACGTATAATAGATAAGTTCAGACCACAACTTGAGGGTCTGTCTGATGATGCTATATCACTTGCAGAACAAATTATAGATAATGACCCTAGTGTAACTAAGAAGTACTCTGAGTGGGCGATTAAAAAGTTTATAACTATAGGTAATAGGGTATCGTCATTACGACATACCACAGATGAAATTAGTGAAATTGTTAAAAATTATCACAGTATAGTCGATAGACTCTCTAAAGAAAAAGTTGAAAAAATGATGGACGAAGATGAGAGCGAAACGATATTTTACTCTGAAGATTCTAAAAATAAAGTTTTAAGAAGTCCAAAAGATATAAACTCTTTCGATACTGTATATGAGTTACAGAAATTTTTAAATTTTTACGATAAATTTCAATTTCTTTCAGACCAAGAAGAGAAAAGTAAAAAGGAATCTGAAAAGTTATATGAGGATGATAGATTTTTAATTATTAGACCATTATCACATACATCATCTTGTTATTACGGAGCAAACACCAAATGGTGTACTACTACACGAGATAACGAAGACTACTTTAACAGATATACATCAAAAGGTAAGTTATATTACATAATTGATAAAAAGTCCTCAGATAGGACTTATGGGAAGATGGCGCTTTTAATACCGTTTGGTAACGGTACACCAGAAGTATATAATCAACAAGACGGTGGTGAAAGATATACGTTCTTATTAGAAAGATTTGCACCTATTAAAGATGAAATTCAAAAATTGACTGAAAAGGGTGATGATTATGAAACCCTAAAAAAGGTTAAGGGTAATCCTAAACTATCGATGTATGAATCTTTAAATTCTGATTTCTTTGACCGTTTTGATGGTGAAGATGTAATACTTAATTTTAGTGATGAATTGACAAACTTTTTAAAGTTAATGGAGGAAGAGATAGGTGAAGACGTTATAAGTCATTACAATTGGGCTTATGAAAATCCAAACGGTGATTTCTTTTATGAAACTTATAGATTTGATGATGATATGAAAGAAGGTTATCCTTTATATACCCTAAACGAGGAACACGTTGGTTTATTACGTTCTATCGTTGAGATTATGGAGCCAGAATTATTAAAGTACTTTGATGGTGATACAATAATTAGAAATGGTGATGGAGATGTGATATTGGCTAAGTTTATAGAAGAAAGACTTCCTAAATTTTATGAAGAATTTAGTTACTTATACTCACAAGCCGAAGATACATCCATACATGAGGGAGTAAAAAAGTATATTGATGAAAATGTATGTAACCTTTATGACGATGTGGGACTAACAAGTGTAGATGATAGTAGTTGTTTTGACCAATACAAAATAAGTGTAGATAGATTATTGGAAATGTATGAAGATGACTTGGAGTATCATAAAGATTTATCTATACAACAAGTCTTAGAGAATTATATACATAGAAATATAGACCTTAATGAACATATTTTAGAAATCTACCACGAATATCAGGACCATGAAGTGTTCAGTGAAATGTTTGATAGTGAGATGACTAATCTTTTGGAAAATGTTTTAGAGGAAATGGAATCTGATGACGAAGTGGTGTCAGATGCTAGTGAGTATAGAAGGATACTAAACTATATATCTAAGAATTTTGGGTTAGATAAACCATATCCGATTAAAACATCAGATGATGGTACAGAAATTATATTTAAAGGAGTTAACCCAAAAAATTCTAAAATTAATTTTATTTTAGTCCACAAAGATGGTGAGAAAAAAATGGGTAGTGCGAAGTTGTCAACAATAATTAAACTGTTGAACAACTACACACTGTTTTCCCCATTTTAAAACTCCTCGTTTTCCAACAAACGTTCACGGATAAGGAGATACAAATCACCCATATCCTTTAGACTCAGAGAGATTACATCACCAGTCGACTTAGATTCAATCTCAATCTCGTCCTCACTGATGTGAAAGTAGTGGTTATCACCATCAACCCAATCAGTTTCCTTGTAGTTGTAGTCATCATCTTCGTCTTCGTAATTAGTAAACAAGTTACCTTGACCGTAGTAGTCATATGTAGGACGGACATAAGTGTACTCATACTTCGTATTACCAAGCTCCTTAACAACGCCGACAGCCAAGTTAAACGCATCCTCTACGTCCTTCACAACAACAAACTCAGAAGAGGTATGCATGTTGTAGTACCCACAAGAGAAATTAATACAAGAGAAATCTCCTTTCATCTTAATTTGAGATACATCAGTGTATGGATGGGATTGAAGGTATGGGGACACACCCATAGAGTTTTCAAAGACGGGGATAATGCGATTAATAAAATCACCTTTACTTTCAAACAAACGAACCCCCGAACAAACTTCGGTAACCAAATGATTTCCAGGTGCGTCAAATTGAATCGCATATCCCACATCCTTGAGGAACTCAACATCACACTCTTTCGAGCCGTGACACCCAGTCTCTTCTGATACGAAAAGACCGACCTTTACATGTGACAAAGTGCGAAGGAGTTCGAGTGCCAAAAAAACACCACATTTATCGTCACCACCGATTCCCGTTGGATTCCCTTGTGGTGTATATCCCTTTAGAGATAAGTTTAGTTCTTCAGTAAACGTTCGACCAAAAGTGGGGGGTTTTTCGAGATTTTCCTCCTCTACAACAATGTCATCAACCAACTCATGAACCGTATCTGTGTGAGCAACAAACATCGGGTAAAACTCACCATCAGGTAGCGTACCTTTAGTGGCATAAACGTTGTTCATTGGGTCATTGTAATACGTCACTCCATCAATCGTCTCAAGAACACTAATAATGTAGTCTACCATCCCATCTTCCTTATAGGTTTTTGTGGGAACTGAGAGAACTTCTTTAAGACGATTGAGCTGTTCGTTTTTCATTTTGTGGTTGATTTGAATACAAATATAAAAAACTTTTTTCGTAAAAACAAAAAAAAGGGGAATTATTTCCCCTTTTCTAAAACTACTTCTTCTTTTCCTTTCATTTTCAGTTTACAAGGTACGCCTTCTGTGATATTACCTCTAAGAACTTCTTCTGAAATCAAATCTTCGATTTTCTCTTGAATTGCTCGTTTAATTGGTCTTGCCCCATATTTTTCATCAAAACCTACTTCTGATAAGAACTTCTTAACTTTATTGTCGATGGTCACTTCATATCCGAGACGGTCGAGTCTACGGTCTAGTTTAGACAATTCAATCTCTACGATTTGCTCAACTTCATTTTCTCTTAGTGGGTTGAAGATTACTACCTCATCTACGCGATTCAAGAACTCAGGAGTGAAGTGATTTTTCAACTCTTTCTCCAACAAAGCCTTCTTCATTGCTTCGTTATTTGAGATTCGTGTTGTAGTGTCGAATCCAACACCTGAACCGAAGTCCTGTAGTTTCTTAACACCAAGATTGGAAGTCATAATAATCAGACAGTTTCTGAAATTAATCTTTCTACCGAAAGAGTCTGTTAGGTGACCGTCATCCATCATTTGTAGGAGGATTGAGAAGATGTCTTTATTTGCCTTTTCAATCTCATCAAACAATACTACTGAGTATGGTTTGTTTTTGACTGCTTCGGTCAACTGACCACCTTGGTCATATCCAACATAACCAGGAGGGGAACCAATCAATCTACTCATAGAGAATTTCTCTTGGTATTCAGACATGTCAACACGGATTAACGAATCCTCATCACCAAAAATTTCTTTTGCCAATTGTTTGGCTAAGTGTGTCTTACCAATACCTGTGGAGCCCAAGAAGATAAACGAACCGATTGGACGACTTGGGTCTTTAATACCCACACGGTTTCTACGAATTGCTTTTGAAATCGTCTTAACCGCGGCTTCTTGACCAATTACAGATGAGTTAAGGTTACTCTCCAAATCCAACAGACTCTCCTTATCGTCTGCATTTAATTTAGATAAAGGAATCTTAGTCATATGTGAAACTACATCGTAAATCATTTCTTCGGTGATTTCTTTACGCTCCTCATCTTTTCTTGAATCAAACTTTTCTTTCTCATATTCAAGTTTTTCGATAATCTTACGTTCTCGGTCACGTAGTTGAGCAGCTTCCTCGTACTTCTGACTCTTTACAACCTGAATCTTCTTATCTTTAATTTCAAGGGCTTCTGCTCGAAGTTCTTCGATGATTTCAGGAAGTTTAACGTTGATTTGTGCACGAGCACCAACCTCATCCATAATATCGATTGCTTTGTCAGGGAATTCCCTATCGGTAACATAACGGTCCGCAAGTGTTACACACGTCTGAAGTGCCTTATCTGTGTACACGACCTTGTGGTGGTCCTCATAACGAGACTTCAAGTTCTGAAGAATTTCTAAAGTCTCATCAGGAGTTGAACCGTCAACCATTACCTTTTGAAATCTACGTTCCAAAGCACCATCCTTCTCGATATTCTCACGGTATTCATCGAGGGTGGTTGCACCTACACATTGTAGTTCACCTCGAGCCAATGCGGGTTTAAAGATGTTGGATGCATCTAAAGAACCTGAGGTATTACCTGCACCAATAATTGTGTGAATTTCATCGATAAAAATAATAATATCATGATTATCTTGAAGTTCATCAAGAATTACCTTAAGTCTTTCCTCAAATTGTCCACGGTACTTAGTACCTGCAACAATAGATGTCATATCCAAAGAAACGAGTCGTTTATCACATAGATTTTGAGGGCAATCACCCTCAAAAATTTTCATAGCTAAACCTTCTACAATTGCGGTTTTACCACAACCTGGCTCACCAATAATAATTGGGTTATTCTTCTTCCTACGAGAAAGAATTTGAGCGATTCTTTTAATCTCACTGTCCCTACCAATTACAGGGTCAAGTCTTCCTTCTGAAGCTAGTTTCACCAAGTCCCTCGAAAAATTGTCTAGTACAGGGGTCTTAGATGAACTTTGTTGTTCTTTCTTTTTTCTTGGTCCTTTATCGTTTGGGTCTACTGATTCTATCATATTTAAAAATTATTTAGTTCAATTATAGTAAAGATTATACCACTAAATCAACTATTGACATTTTGTCAGTTCATTTTTAATTTGTATGACATAATGTCAGTGTAATGGTATAATTTATCGTTTGGCACGATATTCATAATATGAGTGTAAAATTAATAAACTTAAATAAAAAAACCAAAAATGTTACGTAGAAAATTTAATTTTAATGACTTGTTCTCTGAGTTTGACTCATTATTTGATGGATTCGGTTCCTATAACAACCCTATGGTCGTAAGAGGTAAAAAAGATGTTGATAGTGGTGAAGATGAGAATGGTGCTTGGACAAAAGAAACATTTACATCAGAAGATGGAACCTATCAGGTAACTTCCATTTACCGTTATGGTAACACAGCACCTAAAAAAGATTCAAGTGAGGTTTCAGTATTAAAAGATAAAATGAACAAAGCTGTAGAATCACAAGACTACGAAACTGCAGCTCAACTGAGAGATAAGATTAATTCTATCGAATCTAATAAAGAAAAGATTCAGGAATTACAATCACAATTAGATGAAGCAGTTTCTAAACAAGATTTTGAAAAAGCAATCAAACTTCGAGATAAAATTAAGAAGTATAACTCCTAATAAATAACCCCTCATACAAACTGAGGGGTTTTTTATTCTCCTAAGTATTTATAGTAAAATGTTATTATGAACAAACATATTTTAAATGAAGTAAGACGTAATCGTGAGTTAATGGGTATTACAGAATCGGAACTTGATGAGCAAGGGTTTTTAAGAGGAATAAGAGATGGTATAAAAAAAGGTTTTGAAAAAGGTAAAGAATTTATTAAAGACAGGTTAAGTAAATTTAAAACGGTAGAAGAACCAAGCACTGTTAATACAGAAGTTGAGATTGAAAATGAGAACATTAATGTACCGACGGTGTGTGGGATGGAGTATTTTATTGGTCCGAAAGAAACCGTCTTTTCTAAAAAATCTATAGACGCGAACATAGCATGTAGTACATTATATCACGCCCTATCACATTGTAGACCAGAAGGAGGTTCAACATTTAAAACGTTAATACAGTTTGGTACTATGGATGGTTATGGTAAAAAGGATGGTACTAAAATAATGACCACTTCGGGTACAGAAGAAGATGCATATGTATGTAAATTTAGAATTGATAATACTATAATAGGTGCGTGGATGGATGATAATGATAAATCTGATAGAAAATAATATTTATGAGTATAAAAACGGAAAGAATAATAGGTAAAAAAATAATCTGTGAGATTGATTCGACGACACTTAGAAAAGTTGAGTACGACACCTCAAATAGGAAGTTACTAGTAACATTCAAAGGAGATATTCAGTATGAATATGAGGATGTTCCACACTCAGTTTTTACTAAGTTTAGAATGGCAGAATCCCAAGGTAGTTTCTTTAATAAAGAAGTTGCAAGAAAATTTACTTACAATAAAATAGAAAAAAATGGATAATATAATTAGTAGTTTTTTTGTTAAAGATACTTTGAATCCTGAGATTTGGGAAAATTATGCTGACGTAGAGTCATCAGAAATGAAACCAGAAATAAGAGATGGGTTATTAGATATTGCGAATAAATTCGTAGAATTTTTAGGTTTTGATATTTTTATACAGGACGTAACAATGACGGGTTCTTTAGCTAATTTTAACTGGTCAGAGTATTCTGATATCGACTTACACATAATTTATGATTTTAAAGAGTCGGGAGAACAAGAAGAACTATTTAAAGACTTATTTAATTTAAAAAGAACTGTTTTTAATTCCCAACACGATATTACAGTAAAAGGTTATGAAGTTGAATTATATGTTCAAGATATGAATGAACCACATATGTCTACAGGTGTCTATTCAGTATTATATGATGAATGGTTAAAACAACCAGTAGCAAAAGAAGTTAAAATAGACAGAAAAAAAATAGAAGATAAATCACATCATTGGATGGAAATTATCGATAATACTATTGAAGATTTGGAAGTTGGTGATTTAGACGACTCTGTTGAAAAACTAGACTCGGTTAAAGATAAAATAAAAAAGTTTAGGACGAGTGGTCTTGAAAAAGGAGGTGAATATTCTTACGAAAATTTAGTTTTTAAATTTTTAAGACGTAACGGGTATATCCAAAAACTTTTTGATTATAAAAATAATTTGATAGATAAGAGTCTATCAATACAAGAAAATTTAAAGTAATAGATAGTAAATATTAGAAAATACTAATTTATCACATATTTATTTATAAAAATATCATCATGGCAGGTTTTACAGCATGTACCCAAAGCGCGTCAACAACGTATAACTTATATTCAGGTAGTACACCCACAGTACATTCAGTGGCAACTGTGGAAGTATACGTCTCAGGTAATACTTGGGAGACTCAAGAAAGAATTCAATGTGGAAGCGTGAAACTTGGAGGAAATGGTGTCTTTATGTAATTAACGAATTTTAAAAAACAAAAATATGGCAGATTTAAACCCTTTAGGAAGTGAAAAATTACAAGGTATGGAGAAAATTAACCGTATCCTTGAAATTGCTCGTTATAACGAGCCTTCACAAAATATAAATGAAAGTAAAGCCGACTATACAATTCAATTAGCTGACGGTAATTATTACGGTATTGTAAATGAAAAAAATGGATACATTGTAAAGTCAGGAATTAACGAATCCGAAATGGATTATCGTGAACCAATGAAAAACAGAAAATACCACAGGTCATATTCTCAGGCAATGAAACAAATAAACCTTTTAGCTGGTGAATTAAATAGACTACATGAACATAGTGAAAATATTAATTTAATCGGTGAGCAAAAAAAGTTTGTTTTAAAAACACCTGAATCTGAAATGAGCGACATGGGAGATGCACCTGAGGCATTACCCGCACCTGAAGAGGGTGGTGAAGATTTAGATTTAGACTTGGATTTAGATACTCCTGAAGGTGACGAAGAGTTAGATTTAGATATGGATTTAGGTGATGAGTCAGAACCTGAGGGCGTTGAAGGAGAGGAAGAAGATATTTCTTTTAAATTAATTCAAAAACTAACAGGGAAGTTAGGTCAAAAGTTAAGAACATTAGATTCTCAAGAAGGACTATCTTCTGAAGACATTAAGTATGTTTTAAATTCAGTTATATCTGCCGTGAATTTAGAAAACTTATCAGAAGAAGACTTGGAGGATGTTTTAGCTAATTTTGAGGATGAGGAAATTGATTACGGAGTTGAGGGAGAACTTGATATAGAAGCAGGTGATGAAGAAGGTGATGAGTTAGATTTAGACTTAGATATGGAAGAAGAACCTGTGGGTGATGAAGAATTAGGCGAAGGTCATGGAATTAATAATGTTTTAGACGAAGTCTTTACTGAATCTAAGATTGATAAGGTAATATCAAAGTATTTCATAATTTCAGAAGAAGAAAAAAAAGAAACTGAGTCAAAAAACATAAAAAAGTTTATCACAGAAAAAGTAAATAAAGTTAAAGTTAAGTCTGAAGTTAAAGAAATGTCTGAAACTTTAGAGCAAGAATTAACTTCAGAGTTTATCATGAAAGAAAATAAAAATTCTAAGTTTTTAGGTAAAACAAACAAAAGTAACTTAGTATTTGAGGTTGACGGTAAACAGTTGAAAGTATCACCTAATGGGGAATTATTATGAGGTTAGTCTACGTCAACGAATTGGGTCCCAACTATAAAGGGGATAATATCTATGAGTTTATATTCTCTGACGTAGAAGAAGTGTGGGGTGAAGATTGGGACTCTGAACCAGCTTCAGGAAAACCTTTACCTCCCAATATTGAATATATTAAAAAAGTTGGTGTTTTGAGAAACTCAGATATTGAGTTGGAACTAGTTCAAAACTCCGACTTTTTTTCTGTTTATGACGCAGTGGAAGGTGTTATATCTTTAGGATGGGAAAAATCCGATTCTGAGTTTGTAGTTGATAGTAACTATAAAAGATTGGTCTTCAGGTATGGAGATACAATTAAATCCGTAGAAGATAAATTATATGAAAGAGATATTGTCCTTTCATATGAGAAAAGTTTTGTAAACCATGAAGAATAAAGAAAAAAAAATCGTAAGACTTCTTGAGGAGGGTTTCTCATATGAAACTATTAAAAAGATGTCTAATTTACATATTAATAAGATATACGAAAGTATTGAAGAAGCGGAAACTACTACTGTAGAAAAGACAACGTATAGTAAAACTGAAATTGATAAACTGAAAAGAGATGGGGGTCTTAATGTTAATGGTACAGTTATACCTAATGAGGATGGTTCAGTTACTGTAACAAAACAAATGGAAGAAGAAATTGACTCATCTAATGCATTAGGTAAATTAGCGATGCAAACAGCTACAGGTCAAGAAATGCCTCATGATGCGGATGATATGGCTCCTGATGGTATGGATGATGATTCTGATAATAATAGAAAAATGATGTCTAACGAAGAGTTCTTTGGAGATATAAATGAAGATGAAGTATTAGAAGAATTATTCGGTAGTTCGAAGAAAAAAATGAAAACACCTATTACTACATTAGGTATGTTCGAAGAAACAGAAGAAAAGGTTAGACAGATTGAAGAAAGTATCTTATCTTTGATTAATAAATCACAAGGTAAGATGTTTACTAAGAAAGATATTCTTGAGCAGGGACCAAGCATTGCACCTGTGAAACCAACAGTTAAACCTGGAGTTAGACCTGAAAGAGGTACTCCGTACAAACCAAAACACAGTCCAAAACCTAAAGCGGGTACGGAAGTTAAACCTGCAAGACCAACAGTTAAACCAGGAGTTAAACCGGAGAGAGGTACGCCATACAAACCAAAACACAGTCCAAAACCGAAGGCTGGTGAGGAACAAGGTTTACCTGAATTCCTTAAGTTTAACAACTTAAATATTAAATTCAGAGATGAGTAAGTTGACAAAAAATATTATTAATTCTATCAAAGAACAGATAGAATATGATGGTCCTGAAAGAATGGACAGAGAAATAGAAAGAAAGATTTCTAGTGGTGAAACTCCTTTATCAGATAATCCTGCATTACCAGGAAAAGAAGAAGATGAATTTGATAATTCGTTTGCCGAATTGGTAGCCTCAGAAAGATTTAAACAGGTAGTTGAAAAGGTAAAGCGTTATACTGGTATGGAGGACATATCAGGTCAAAACGCATTTATGCAACTTCAGATGATGTTGATGCAGTCAGTACAAGAGGTAAAGTCTATAGAATCCAATAATGAAGGATTTTTAGAACAGTTAGCTGTTGATTTAGTTAAGAAAGAATTATCTATACCCGACGATGCTTTTCAATATGATGTCGAACTAACATCGATGCCAGGTCAAATAGATACTTCACAAATGATATCAGAACCTGAAGAAATTGATGATGAAGAGGTACAACAACAGTTTGGTATAAGTTCTGATGAAGCTGAAGATGATTTAGAAAATTTTATGGCAGCTTTTGAAAAATTCGATTTAGAAAAGGCTAAAAGAAGATTTATTAATTCTTTAATACAAGGTGCGTCTAAAAAAGGTCATTATATGTTTCATTTAGTTGAGGAACAATTAAACACTATTAACCCTCGACTATTGAATCTTTATGGAGTATTAATGTCAATTAATGACCTTTTATATTGGATTATGCCTGACCAAATGATTATGGGTGCCGCGAGTAGTGGAGAAGGAGTACAAGGCTCAGAAGAAGTAGATGATACTACAGACCCACCAACAATTAAGGCTAAAGGTTTATTCTTTCCTGTGTTGGTTCACGAACTTATAAAAGGTGTTTATGAGGTTTTAGGTACACAAGGTCTACCAGATGACCCTAAAGCTGCCGAAATGGTTATGGGTCAAACAGACACTTTACCTTATGAGGTTTGGGATTTAAGGTTAGGTCCTGTAATATGGGATAAATTCACACAATCATATCCTGATAAATTATATGAGGATGATATGAGAGAAATACAAAATTATTTATTCTCAAGATTTTCATCATTATCTACTGATGAATTTTTTGAGGTAGCTAAAATGATTCTATCAGGTTCAGATGAAGGTAAAAACTTAGTGTCAAAAATGGTCGATGAAATTATTGACGAGTTAAAGGGATACGAATATGAAGACGCGATGTCACAATACAGTGATGATGACGATGACGATGATGATAGTGGTCTTTCAGACTTATTAGGTGATTTAGGTATTTCTTTAACATAAATTCTTACTAAAATGTCTATATGGCGTTAACTAGAGAAAAAGTATTATTAGAGTATGCGAGGTGTGTTAAAGACACCTCGTATGCGTTAAGAACATATCTACAGACTTATGACAATACACAGTCAAAATATGTACCTTTAAGATTATTTCCTGACCAAGAAAGTTTAATTAAGGATTATGATAAGTTTGAAGAGAATATAGCATTAAAGTATCGACAAGCGGGTGTATCAACAGTAACATCTGCATGGGTATCAAAGAAATTAGTAACCGCATCTAAAAGTAAACCTGAGAAAATACTTATAATCGCTAACAAACTTGATACCTCTGTCGAGATGGCGGGTAAAATTCGTGCGTTTATAGAGCAATGGCCTTCTTGGTTCGGTGTTGATTTTTCTAATGAAAAGAATTCACAAAGGCATTACAAACTTACTAATGGTTGTGAGGTAAAGTCAGTGGCAACTTCTAAAGACGCACTTCGTGGATATACCCCCACGATACTTGTGTTTGATGAGGCCGCGTTTATTGAAGCGGATAACGATTTTTGGTCTGCGTGTATGGCATCACTTTCTACAGGTGGTAAAGTGATTGTGATATCAACACCTAACGGTTTTGACCGTATATATTACTCTATTTATGACCAATCATTACGAGGTATGAATGACTTTAAGATTACCGAAATGTTTTGGTACCGTGACCCTCGATATGCAAGAGATTTAAAATTAATTAAGTGTAATGATATTGTTCATTATATGTTGAATAGAGAAGACTATAAAGATGAAGAGATAACATTAGATTATTCACATATAAATCCCATGGAAAGGGATTTTGAAGAAATAAAAACACATTTCTTGGATGGGTACAAACCATATTCATCATGGTTTGAGGGTATGGCTAAAAAACTTAAGTTTGACAGACGTAAGATTGCACAGGAATTAGAGTGTAATTTCTTGGGTTCGGGTGACAATGTTATTCCTTCTGATACGGTAGAAAAAATTAAGGAAAACTTTATTCGTGAACCTGAAAACAAATTTATGGGGGGTGCGTTATGGCAATGGAAAGAACCTGTGGTGGGTCACAAATATATTATGGGTATTGATGTTTCTCGTGGTGATAGTGAGGACTTTACAACATTCTGTATTATAGATTTTGATGAGAGAGAACAGGTACTAGAGTATTTGGGTAAGGTACCACCTGATGTTGCCGCTGAAGTCGCGTTTAAATGGGCGACTATGTATTCTGCGTTTGTTGTGATTGATATCACTGGGGGTATGGGAGTTTCTACCGCTCGTAAACTTCAGGAAATGAATTATAAGGATTTGTATGTTGATGGTATAAATGCTGCTGACAAATGGAAATACAACCCAAAAGCGATAGAAAAAATACCAGGTCTTAATTTTAATTCAAAACGTGTTCAAATTGTTGCGTCATTTGAAGAAGCCTTAAGACATAACTTTATTGTTCGTTCTTCTCGTTTAATGAATGAATTAAATACGTTTGTATATATTAACGGAAGACCTGACCACATTAAAGGGCAACACGACGACCTTATCATGGCAATGGCTATGGCGATATATGTTGGTGAAAACTCATTTACACAACTTGAAAAGGTTACTGAACAGACCAAGGCGATGATGGAGAGTTGGATGGTCAATGAAACTCCTGTTAAAAATTCATCTAAAGACTTTAATCCTGGTTTACCCGTCATGCCAAACAATAACAATCACTACCGACCAAATGGAATCACAAAACAAGATTACGAACAATATAACTGGTTATTTGGAGGTAGAAGAAGATAACCTTTAATTAATTCGGGTAAAGTTTATATTTATCTAAAAAACTATGGCGGAAAAGAATAATTATACGATTTGGCAAAGGTTAACAAGAGTATTTGGTCCCGATTCAACTTTGGACCAACAACCACCCGTATATAACTTCGACAAAAAACAAATACTCAAGACAACTAATAAACAAGAGTATGAGAGAGAGAAGTTACAAGCACAACAAACCCTTTATTTAGGTCAACAATGGCAAAAGATTGAAAACAATCTTTATACACAAGCAGTTTATTATGAACCAACTCGTTTAGCCTCCTTTTATGATTATGAAAGTATGGAGTATACTCCTGAAATTTCCGCCGCCTTAGATATATACTCAGAAGAATCTACTACTCCCGATGAAGACGGTTATATGTTACAGATATATTCGGAAAGTAAAAGAATTAAATCTGTTTTAGGTGATTTGTTTAATAACAGATTAGATATTAATACTAACTTACCTATGTGGACAAGAAATACATGTAAGTATGGTGACAATTTTGTTTATCTGAAATTAGACCCTGAAAAAGGTATTATGGGTGCACAACAACTACCTAATATTGAGATTAATAGACAGGAGAGAGGTATGAAAATGAAGCCTGAACGTAACTCAACAAATACGGAGAATGATGCGCTAAAGTTTTTATGGCAAAATAAAGACATGGAATTTAATACTTGGGAGATTGCTCACTTTAGATTATTAGGTGACGATAGAAAACTACCATACGGGACATCTATGTTGGAAAAAGGTAGAAGAATTTGGAAACAGTTAATACTATCAGAAGATGCCATGTTAATCTATAGAACATCGCGAGCACCTGAAAGAAGAGTATTTAAAGTATTTGTTGGAAATATGGACGACAAGGATGTTGAACCATACGTAAATAGAGTGGCAAACAAATTTAAGAGAGACCAAGTTGTAGATTCGAGTAACGGAAATGTCGATTTAAGATACAATCAAATGGCGGTCGACCAAGACTATTTTATTCCCGTTAGAGACCCTAACGCACCTAACCCTATAGATACATTGCCAGGTGCACAAAACCTATCTGAAATTGCAGATATAGAATACATTCAGAAGAAACTTTTAACATCTCTAAGAGTACCCAAAGCATTCTTAGGATTTGAAGAGGTTGTTGGTGACGGTAAAAACTTATCATTACAGGATATAAGATTTGCTAGAACTATAAACAGAATTCAAAAGTCGATGATTCAAGAACTAAATAAAATTGCAATTATACACCTTTACCTTTTAGGTTTTGAAGATGAATTAGGTAATTTTACTTTAGGTCTTACTAATCCTTCTACACAAGCGGACTTACTCAAAGTTGAGCAATGGCAACAAAAAATTCAATTATATAGAGATGCTGTTACTGACCCAGGAACTGGTATCTTACCCGTTTCCTCATCTTGGGCTAAGAAGCACATACTTGGTTTTAGTGACGAGGAAATTAAATTAGACTTACAACAACAAAGAATCGAAAAAGCGGTTGCTGCCGAACTTGAAAAGACATCCGAAGTTATTAGTAAAACTGGTGTATTCGCAAATATAGATAAACTATATGGTAATAAACCAGGTGAAGGAGGTGACCCATTAGGTGATGAAACAACTGATTCAGGTACAGGTGATTTAGGTGGTGACTTAGGTGGTGACTTAGGTGGTGACTTAGGTGGTGACTTAGGTGGTGATTTAGGTGGTGATTTAGGTGGTGATTTAGGTGGTGATGAAGGAGGGGGAGACACTGCGCCCGAAGAAACTCCAACCGAAAGACTAGTAAGAAATAAAGACTTAGATTTATTAGTCGAGGACGACTTAATAAAAGGTAAAAGTATATTAGACTTATCTAAAGGTAGACAGTCTTTAGGTGAAATAGAAAAAAAGTTGAATTCACTTCTAAATGACTAAATTGTGAATAATACTACTTACATGATATTTATATAAAAAAATATCATGACATCATTCGGAATCATCAAAACCAAGATTGAAAAGTTATTCGAATCAACTTACGGAAAACAAGATTTTAAAACTCATATTAAGTCATTTAAATCTATGATACTTGAAAATAGTGACTTATGTGAAGTATATTTTATTTACGATGAATTATCATCTAAAAAAGGTTTAAACGAAACTATTGTAGACGAGTATATCTCTGAATCGTTTGAACAACTAAGAAGTTTAATTGATGATAACCAAAATGAAATTAATAAGATTAGTCAGTGGATTAACCAATTAGTTATTGAAACTAATAACAATTACAGTGATATCGATATTCAAGTTTATACTAAAAATGTAACTAAAAATCTAGAGTCATTATTAGAATCTAAAAATAGAATTAAGAAAAATTTATTAAGTAATGATATAGTTGAAATAAATGAATCTAGTTTGAATATACCTATTTCTTCTATGTTACAGATTGCCACTAAAACATTTAATAAAGAGTTTTCTTCACTTAATGAGGAAGAGAAAAAGGAGTTTAAATTTTTTACGTCACTAAATAAGAACCAATTAATAGAGGAAATAGATAAGTCTAAGAAATCTGTCTATAGTAAATTAAGTAATAATTTAAATGAATCTAACGATAACGAACTTAAAGAAAAGATTCAAAAAACTTTAAATAAAATAAACGAAACTGATTATACCCTTACATCTCTTTATAGACTTAAGCAATTAGAAAAGGGGTTATAATGAAAAGATTTTTTACATCATTATTAGGTGACGTTGATGGTCAAAAGTCATCAAAAAGGTTTGTTACCATAATCGCATTTTTCATGATGTGTATTGCCTTTGTTGCTAACATTTTTATGGATATACCGTTACAAAAATATGTGTGGGACGGTATGATGTATATTGTAGGTGCGGGGTTAGGATTTACCACACTTGAAAAATTTTCAAGAAGTAAAGGAGTTGAAGAATAATGTATTCTAACTCTTAAAGGTCGTTTCTCTTCTTATTCACATAAATTGCTTTTTTCATTTTTTCTCTTTTTTCCACTGAATCCTTTGTGTACTCCTTATTTTTATTAAGGTTCTGAAGTTGCTTAGTCTTGTAAACTTTATATTTGTAGTTTTTAAGAGCCGCCTCTATATTCTTATTTTTCACCTTAATAATTAGCATATATAAATTTGTTTATCTATAAATATATGTTTTTGACATATAACTACAAATATAGTATATTTAATACAAATCAATAAACTTTGTAAGTATGAATTTATATGAAAAAAGGAAAAACGTCACAATTAAAAATATTCAATGACTCAAAATGTTATTACGGTACAGTAGATGCCAAAAATTTAAAAACAGTTTATATTGTTTTACAATCATGGGTAGAACCCATAAAAGAGTTTGAGAATTGGGATAGAGCGACAGGGACTATGGAGCGTAATATTAAACACGTCTTATTAGAAGTTTTAAATACCGAAGTTTTCGAAAAACATAATATAGTGGATTTAGATTTAAGAAGTAGTGGAATACAAAGAGGTAAAAGAAGTTTTATGAACTTAGAAATCACCTTATATCTTAAAAATCACTTAGATTTTAAATCAACAAAACTAAAAGAAAATATTAAAAAAGTCATTCAAGCAGTGTATACCGATTGCTTAAGAGGTATGAAGTATTTTGAAATACACAAGAGTAAAACGACAAAAGAAGTGGTCTGATATATTTATAAAGAAAAAACATGAAGATTTTAGGACCAAACGATTCAGGTAAAGGTATCTTAGTAGAGTGGGATGCCGGATTTGTAAATCCTAACGATAGCCGTAATTCACAAGTTATAAAAGAGTCTTATGGTCAATTAGACCATTCAAAACCATTTGAGTTTTACGCGACGTTACAAAAATACGATACCCCCAATAGAAACGGTAGAGTGTATCCTGAAAAGATTTTACGTAGAGAAGCTGACGTTTATAAAAAAGCAATCGAAAAAGGATTATCAATATCTGAACTTAACCACCCTGAATCATCTTTGATAGATTTGGACCGTGTCTCACACTTAATCACAGACGTATGGTGGGAAGGTAACACACTTATGGGAAAGATTAAATTATTGACATCACCTGGATTTCATACAGAGGGTGTAGTTTCGTGTCCAGGTGACCAAGCGGCTAATTTAATGAGACAAGGAGTCACTATGGGTGTTTCTTCTCGTGGTGTTGGCTCATTAGTAAAGAAAGGTGAAAGAAATGAAGTACAAGACGATTTTGAATTAATCTGTTTTGATTTAGTTTCATCTCCATCTACACCAGGTGCATATCTATTCTTAGATAAAAATGATAAGGGTAAGTATGAAGAAAGTTTAGAGGAAGAGACTCAGTTAAGGTCACAAGAACCAAAGATTGATGGTGGTTTAGGTAAAAGTGTTGACTTAATGAAAAGACTTTCCGATTATTTAGGTTATTAAACCTTTTAAATAAAAAAACATGGACGAAAAGTATTTTGTGGCAAAAGTTCAGTATGACCTCCCTGATGAAAACTCAGGTAAAATTAAAAAAGTTAGAGAAGAAAAACTTGTTAAGGGTTTTAACGTAACTGACGTTGAAGCTAAAGTTACTCAAAGCTTTAAGGATTTTGTTTACGATTGGAGAATCACAGCGTGTGTTGAGAGTAAAATCGACGAGGTGTATGAGTAATTTAAAATAAAAAAAGATTTTTGAATCGGGGTTATCCCCGATTTTTTTTTGCTTAAAGTTATTAAAAAAACACTTTTTTCATATTTAACATATTTATATGATAACTATAATAAACTTTTTTGCAAAAAAATAATATGGCAGACAAAAAAAACCTAGTTGAAGAAGCTTTATTGCAGATGGAAAATCTACAAGAAGCCATAACTAATAATGCAAAAGGAATACTTGCTTCTACTATGAAGGAAGAAATCAGTGAATTAGTAAAAGAATCTCTTAGTGAAGAAGAGGTTGAAATGTCTGAAACAGAAACTGAAGAAGAAAATGTTGAAATGTCCGAACAGGAAGAAATTGACGTTGAAGATGAGGTTGAAGTTGATGACGCAGAAGGTGACATGGAAGACGCTCTTGAAGACTTAGGTCTTGATATGGGTGACGATATGGAATCTGATAACGACGAAGAGTTAGACTTGGGTGATGAGGAAATGTTAATGACCGATTTACCTGGTGACGACTTGGAAGTTGATGATGAAGAAGAGGTTCTTTTACCTCTCGATTTAACCGCAGCTTCTGATGACGAAATACTAAAGGTATTTAAAGCTATGGGTGAAGAAGACGGTATCATTGTAAAGCAAGACGGTGGTGACGTTCATTTATCAGACGAAGAGACCGATGCTGAATACGTTATTCAGTTAGGTGAATCAGAAGAAGAAGCATATGAAGGTGAGTACACAGAAGAAGACCACATGGAAGAAGAAGAAGAAGTGGTATATGAAATCGAGATTGGTGAAGAAGAAGCTGACGAAGAAGAAATGAGTGAAGGTGATTACGGTGGGAACAAAGGCGATGAGTCTAGGTCACACAGAGATTACGAAACTAACGAAGGTGATTACGGTGGGAACAAAGGCGATGAGTCTAAGTCACACAGAGATTACGAAACTAACGAAGGTGATTACGGTGGGAACAAAGGCGATGAGTCTAAGTCACACAGAGATTACGAAAGTAACGAAGGTGAAACCACTGAAACTGCTAGAACTAATGCGTCTTTACGAAAGTACCCAAACGCTAAATCTGCACCTGAAGAGGTGAGAACTTATGCTAAGGGTAGATTAAGACCCGCGGTAAGAGAAAATGAAGAATTAAAAGCAGAAGTTAAACAACTTAGAGAAAAGAATGAAGAGTACCGTAAGGCACTTAATGTTTTCAAAGAGAAGCTTAACGAAGTGGCTGTTTTCAACTCTAATTTAGCTTACGCTACTCGTTTATTCACTGAGCATTCTACTACGAAGCAAGAGAAAATAAATATTTTAAGACGTTTCGATGGTGTCGAGACTCTTAAAGAATCAAAATCTTTATATAAGACAGTTAAAGAAGATTTAGGTGGAAAAGAAACTAACGTTGTTACTGAATCAGTACAATCTAAAGTTACTAAAACTCCAACTAAAGGTTCAGCAAACAATCTTATCGAAAGTAAAACTTATGAAAATCCTCAGTTCTTAAGAATGAGAGATTTAATGAGTAAATTAAAATAAAAATAAATTTCCTTAAAAAATATTAAAATGGGAGCATTATTAGAATCAGGTCTAGTTGGTAACATCGGTCTTAAGCACCTTAAGGTTATCAAGGAGGACACAATTAACAAGTGGGACAAATTAGGGTTCCTCGATGGTCTTAAAGGCCACACTAAAGAAAATATGGCTCAGTTATATGAGAACCAAGCATCATATTTGATAAACGAAGCGGCGGCATCTGACAGTTCAGGTTCTTTCGAAACAGTTGTTTTCCCAATCGTAAGAAGAGTTTTCTCTAAGTTATTGGCTAACGACATCGTTTCAGTTCAAGCTATGAACCTACCAATCGGTAAGTTGTTCTACTTTGTTCCAAAGATTCAGAACAGAAACGCTGATGGAACTCACATTCCTCCATTCGGAGCACCAAACGGTCCATCAACAACAGATTCAGGTTACACAAATTCAACTAACTTATATGACCGTTTCTACGAAGGTAGTACACCAAATTCAGACCCAGCTGGGTTGTTCGATTACTCGAAGGGTGCTTACGCAGAGCAAACACCAACATTAGTTCCTGTTAGATGGAACAACGGTGTTTTAACCGCAACTACACTAGATGTTGCTTTAAGTTACGCGTCTGGTGGTACAGGTACTGCAGCAAGTGCAAACGTAAGGTCATTAATCTTTATGATGACAGGATTCTCATCAGCAGGTGCTAGTAAATTAATAGGTCCTGACGGACAAGAAATGGATACTGAGGACTTCTTAGCATCATTAGAAACTTACAAAACCGGCGCTACTGACACTTATTATAACTTTAGAGTTGTAACTCAGAAGTACGGTAAGGGTATCGTTAACTATGGTAACGAGCAACAGACTACTTTCTATAGTGGTTCTTACCCTGGTCCTGGCGGAAAGTACGACAATGTATGTGATGTTGAAGGTAAAATCTACTTGGAGGTTGATTTCTCAACTCCAGTTGAGATTGGAACACAGTCATTAGACGGATACACAGGTTCAACAATTGCATCAGGAGATACCTTCGTTGGTTCATACAGAGTTTATGAGACATTAGAATTTGAAGACGCTATCGGTGAAGTTTCATTCGACTTAGAAGCTGTTACTGTTTCTGTTACAGAAAGAAAGTTAAGAGCTCAGTGGTCACCAGAACTCGCACAAGACGTCTCTGCATTCCACAACATCGACGCGGAAGCTGAATTGACAGCATTGTTGTCAGAGCAGGTAGCTGCAGAGATTGACCGTGAGATTTTAAGAGACTTAAGAAAAGGTGCAGCTTGGTCATTAAGATGGGACTACAACGGTTGGAAGAGAGTATCTAACGGTTCTGTCAACTACAACCAAAAGGATTGGAATCAGACATTGATTACTGCAATCAATCAGATTTCTGCACAAATCCATAAATCAACTCTAAGAGGTGGTGCTAACTGGATTGTTGTATCTTCAGAGATTTCAGCAATCTTCGATGACCTTGAGTACTTCCACGTTTCAAACGCGGCTCCTGACCAGGACAACTACAACATGGGTATCGAAAGAGTTGGTACATTATCAGGTAGATATCAAGTTTACCGTGACCCATACTTCCCACCAAACACAGTATTGTTGGGACACAAGGGTTCATCATTACTTGACACAGGATATGTATACGCTCCATACGTACCTCTACAGTTGACTCCAACAATGTACAACCCATTCAACTTTACACCAATCAAGGGTATCATGACAAGATACGCTAAGAAGATGGTGAACAACCGTTTCTACGGTAAGATTACAGTTGATGGTGTTAGAACATTCGACCTAAGAGAGTTAAGATAATATTATATCTTAAACATAAAAAGAAAAGGGAGACTTCGGTCTCCCTTTTTTATTTCTTACAATTTCTACAATTTGCCTTTTCAGTTTTACAGATTTTAGAATCTTCACCATATAACATACAACGAAGTATCATTAATTCGATTCTATGTGATTTAAATTCATCTTCATCATGTGCTTTGTGACCACTTAAAATCGCATCTGTTATTTCAGACTGTAGAATAATAATTCTACTCGTTAATTCATCCTTCGTCATTAGACTCTTCCTTTGGTAAAGGTTGGGGTGTAGTCAGAGTTCTTATAGCTTTAGACACAACTTCAGATTCTTCAATATTGTACAAACCACGGTTGTGTGCATGTCGAGTGGCATGAACCAAACAAAATAACGCTTGGTCTACATTCATTTCATCTATAAACTTATTTAGTTCGTGTGGTTCTTTGTAATTAATAGTATTAAATAGAGTGTTTACGTTTTCGTTATTTTCTTCCATGATAAATGAGTTTTACCTAATATTTATAAAAAAGTAACATAAAGTCAAATGGATAAGTATATTTTATCAGAAGATTTAGCCGTATGGTTTGGTAAAAAGAAAAAAAAGAAGGGTTCAAAACAACCTAAAGGTCCATGGGTTAATATCTGTAAAAAGAAAAAAGGAGGTGGTCACCCTTCTTGTGGTAGAAGTGATAGTGATAAAGGAGGTTATCCTGTATGTAGAGCGGCAGGTGTTGCTGGTAAAATGTCTCAATCAGCTAAAGATTCTGCTTGTAGAAGAAAAAGGGAAAAAGAAAAAGGACGTTCAAAAGATACCAAAGGTAAAAAACCTACTCGTATTAAAGTTAAAAACTATAAAAAGAAAAAAAAGAATGAATCTATGTATATAAAAGATATAATTAGAGAAAGTATTAATAAGTCTATATTAAATAAAATACAAATCTCTGAAGAACTACAATATCACTTTGATAATAATTTATCTATTACAGATAACGCATTTAGACATGGTAGTGAAAAATACTTTGACCTTATTAATGAGGCTAGAGAACTATATAAAGAAGGATATAGATTTAATAATTTTGATGAGGAGATTTTAAATTCTGATGCGGGTACTTTTGTAAAATTAACAAGTGGTAAAACAGTGGCGTTAGATTTCCCTTTTGAATATGAAACTTTAAATGAGGCCGAATATAAAGGTAAAGAAGTGTCTCTTAATAAACCTAAATCAGGTGGTTCTAAAAAGTGGTATGTGTACGTTAGAAATCCTAAAACAGGTAAAATAAAGAAAGTTAGTTATGGCTCACCTACAATGACCGCTAAGTGGAATGACCCTGATGCAAGAAAGTCATTTGCGGCTCGACATCAGTGTGCAAAGAAAAAAGATAAGACAAAGGCGGGGTATTGGGCGTGTAGAGCCCATAAAGATTTCGGTAAAAATGTTTCAGGTAGATTTTGGTGATGATATACTCACAAGAAAATATATCATCTAATAAATTCAAACGAGTTTTTTCTCAAGATATTCCTGAGAAAGAACTCGTTTGGCATAGAGATAAGGAGAATCGTTTAGTAGAAGTTCTCGAAGATACCGATTGGTATTTTCAGATGGATAATAAATTACCTATACCTTTAAAAAAGGGTGTGACTTTTGATATACCGAAAGAAACCTTTCATAGAGTTATAAAGGGTACTACGGACTTGGTAATACTTATAGAGGAGTATTAACGTTCGTGAGACATTTTAACTTTTTTAAAAGAATAAGTTGAGTCGCTGTAAGCCTTAGGGTGAGTATCGAAAAAATAATCGATTGCTCTATCAAATGTGGCTGCTTCAGTCTCCGCTATTAGTCTATCTTCTTTAAAAAGTTGATATGTGTAGTAATTAACTTGATTCATTTTCAGGAAGTTTGTTACAAATATAGGGTTTATTTTTTACCCGAACAATATTTTCCTGAACATCTTTTTTTACCATCTAAACCAGGTTTAGTACCTTTACAAACTTGAACAGCGTAACCATTGGCGTAGGCTGATGGATATACATCATATTTAGCCTTAGCTGCTGATTTTCCTCTAGCACATAAAGTATTTTTCTTTTTCTTTTTTTTCTTCTTTTCAGTTATAATCTGTTGTATCATTTCAACTAACTGGTCTTCTGTCAATCTTATCATAGTTACTTTTTGTTTACTATTTGGAACTTTAACTCTCGTTTATAGGTATTAACCTCCCGGTCTGTAATGACCTTGATATCAATGAAATATTCATTCGGAATTTTGTCTTTAGTTTCAAAAATAAAGTAATAACCATTAGGGGTTCTGTTTATAGGTGTCCAATCTTCAACTTGAACTTCTGTTTGACCTTCTCTAACGTAAACTCTATAATACGCGTCTACTTGAGTTAAAACTTCATTAGTTGTATATGCTTTCTTTAATACGACATTAACTTTTCTAGTGTCAGTATTTAATATTTTTTCGTCCTGTTTTATTCCGTAGAAATCAAAACCATACAGACTCGGCTCATTATCTTCCATACCAATCTGATATAAGTCAGAAAGAGGGTTAACAATAAATTGATTTTCAACAGTGTTCAATGAGACACCGTTAATCGATATACCTTTCCAGTTATCATAAAACACACAAGGTATAGTAGATGAGGTTAAACCACTTACACTAACCTCATAGACCCCTTTTTGTATTTGACAAGTTGTTAATCCTGTAAATCCTGCAACTGCATCACCATTAGAATCTAATATATCGACTGTTGGGTTACTGTCGAAACTTTGAGGTACCCCATACCTAAAAGAATAAAGATATAATTTATTGTTTCTTTTTTCGTAGAATGTGTTTCTATCATCTTGAATTAAATCATTAAATGACGTTTCCAAGAATGGCTCGTAAAATGTTTGGGTGTGTCTTGAGAAGAAACCAACCGAGTAGTTCTCAGTTAACCCTGTAATATTTTCTACATCAGGGACAAAAGCGATACCCCAACCTGTAGAACCCGTAGTACCACCTGTTAAAATATCATTTATTTCATTTGTCATATCAAATTCTATATCCTCATTACCAAACTCAAAGTGTTGAGTGTCTACAATAGTTATTGCACTGTAATTAAGACCCGTTAAGGACGTTAAAGAGTTTGAGTTGTCATAGATACCATCTTCAGTCCAATCTTTTACTGTGGACCTTTGAAACCAGTTTACGGGTCTGTCTGAGTATGAGTTGTCAGTCTCAACAACATTTTTAACTGCGACAGTATTTGAAGTACCTATCGGACTCCCTTTATAATAGTCTTGACCTACACCTTCATCCCATGTTTGGGGGTTACCTGTTGTACCAGATGTTTTAGGTATTCTAAATAAAACTAAATCAAATGAAGACGCTCTCCGTCTACCATTCGACCACTTAGTATTGATTAACTCCTTATCAAAGGACGATGTGTTGGTCATTCTTAAAGTATGTTTAAGATTGTAACTACACCCAGTAGAAATCTCACCATTAGATAATTTAGTTTCTAAATCATTAAGGTCTAAATCAAAAATAAACCTTGTGAACCCTTTACTTGATATTGTATTATCTACATTACCGTAGAATAGTTCTACAACAGGGTTTCTCGCAGTATTAGTATACGAATTATAAATTAGGGTATCGTTCTTGCTAAAATAAGACCTGTAAAGAGACATACTAAGTTTTTATAATAAATATTCAGTTAATTCGAATATTCTTATTCAATATCTTATCCTGTGCATCTAATAGCTCTTTAAGTAAATCATCCACTTTAACACCATCAATACTTTGTGGTACAGGAGGTAAACCATGATATGCATGTACGTGACCTACCAAATATCTAATTATTAAGTTTATTAAGTCTAATAATTCTTCACCCCTTACTAACGAGGATGTTTTTGGTTCTATCTCATCAGCAATTCTATTCTCATCTATACCATATAACGTATTGGTTAAATCAATTCTACCACCCCCATCTGTTTTCTGTGATAGGTGAGAAAGTAGGTATATTTCATCACCTCCGATTAAACCAACTGATTTATCAAAAGGTTTTGTAGTTTTTGGTATTAGATTTTGTTTTGTAGGTTTAAATGGAACACTATCAGTCTTATTTTTATCATAAACCAATCCATAACCAGGGCTTAAATCTAGAGTAACCACTTTAACTCCATTAAAAAGAACACCTAAATTATATTGTTCTTGCATGTTTGTGGTTGGGGAAACTCCACCATATTTGTTAAATAGACTACTTTGGGGTCTGAAATAAAATGGGAATGTATTACCCTGGTCGAATCTTTGCGGCCCACTTATACTCACATTAGACACCTCTTGGTTTACTATACTTCCTATATTACCTTTAATTAACCCTTCTAATGTGTCATTAATTAATTTAATGACCTCTGATAAGCTTTTACTACTAAATGATACTGTGGTTTGTAAAGACTTTGAGGTTTCAGGTACTTGAGTATCAACATTAACTACTTCTGTACTTAAAGATAATCCATCTTTTTGTGCTATGTTGTATATGTATATATTACCTGTAAAAACATTCTGAGAATTTTCAGGATTAATGATATTATACTCGACTATTTTTTTTATGTTTTGGTGTTGGAAATTAAAGATAAGTTTTTTCTGAGCATCCCCATATACAGTTCTTTGATTAAATTTTGACAGTTGTATAAACGCCCTTTTTTCATTTCTTCTTGGTACTTGACCTCTTTTAAAGTCTTTGTTTTTACCGGCTCTTAATAATACTGTATCATCTTTAATTACAATGTCACAGGTACCTCTACCATATAATGTAACGTCTTGAGGTTCTGAGTATACACCTTTAACGTCTTCATAGAAATATTCACCGTCATCATTAAGTAAGTTAGTAAATGGTTTATTTCTAGAACCCTCATCAAAATTAGTTACTGCGGAATCATATCTTTCATATTCAGATGTTGTTGGTGAACTATATACTCCTCCTATGTAAAATTTATCTTTATCCCCTTTTCTTGATATATTATTGTAAAACAAGTGGACATACTCATCTTTTTTAGGGGGAGTATTAATAAAAAAAGGTAATAATGGTTTGAATACAAAAGGGTCTCTTTCATCCCAATTACGATAAGTCTTCTTACCATAGTTTTCATTTGCAATTTCCCTGTCAGATTGGTTTTCTGTTTTTAATATGGCGCGAATACGACCTAAACGCATAGGGTCGTTACTGTCAATACACTGACCTTTGTAAATTATTTGACCCCTCCTGAGTTCTCTACTATTATCTTCTTTACCAATCATTTAGCATTACGAGATTTATACTCTTTTAAAATATTATTATAACTATTTTCTAACGAATCTAAATGATGTGTTAATCTAACTATCAACTTTTTAGTATCTTCAAAATCTTCACTAATTTGATTTAAACCAAATTCTAAATCTTTATTTGGTAGAGATTTATAATCATTAATTATATTTTTAATTTTATCATCCATTTTACATACTTTTTCCTGTACATCTTATCGGTCCGGTGACTACAAGGCCTACAGCTACTGGCGCACACCAACTATGGACCACTCCATTTTCTAAATCTTCGTCTTTACTACCTTTTATTTGTTGGAATATGGAGGGTAGTGATAAGTTAGGTGAACCATCAGGCATATCCCCTGTCGGGAGTCCTAATTTTTGAATGTTTTCAGTGATGTTAGCTTGTGCTCTTGTGGGTGAACCTCCAGGTAATAATCCTGCCGCCGCTAATGCAAATGTTGGAGGTCTACTACCTCCCGGTATAGCTAAATTAAGAAGGTTTAATATTTCATCAACTACACTTTTACATTGTCTCCAGTCCACAACTGCAGAAGCCAATTGAAGTAATACATAAACTATACCTGTTATTACTTTTAACTGAGCATTTTTAGACTCCTTTATAATTTCTACCATCAGAGTTTCAACCAACCGTCTAATATTCTTCTTAAGTAATTTAAATAACTCCTCAACAAAAATAGATGCGATTCTACTTATCATATTTACCAAATAAGTTTTCATATTTTTCATGAAGGTCGCAAAATCTTCGATTTCATTTATTATGGCACTACCTAATGACTTCAATATAATCATAAGACCTAGTAATACTTTGGGAGAGAGTATCGTCATCGCAACAGCTCTAGGTATTACCTTTAATAAACCATCTTTAATCGCGATATCGATATTGATGCCATCAGGTAATTGAAGTTTCCAATTCTCATCCTTACCTAATTTTTCAATTTTTTCTATAAATGCGTCAACTTTTTCATTTTCAGGTAAGTCTCGTATTTCATTTATATCTTCAAATATTGCTTGAGTATTAACAGGTAATTTAACATTTCCGCAATCTTCAAATTCAGTAACGCCTAAAACCATATTATTAATTTGATTTTCAATATTACGTAAATCTGCAGTAGTCATTTCAAAAAATGAATCATCTAAATTATCTAATGTTGACAATTTTGCGGTACCCGAAACATCAATTTCCTTATTACTATCAAAACATAAACCTAAAATTCTTTGTATTATCTTTTCAAACTTAGATTGTTCCTCTTTGTCTGAGGTGGTTAGTCCTCCTGATATGTCAATAAACTCAGTTAAAGAATTCATAATTTTTACCATTAACCCATCAAAATTTAACATATCGATTGATTTATAATAATCTCTAAGAAAGTCTGAAACTCTATTTAAGTTTGGTCTATTACGTAAAGTAATTTCGTAAAAGTCCCCATAATAGGTTGTTCCGTTTTGTACATATTCTGTAACGTATTTAACGTCCATTATTTGTCTACCAGACGCTCCAATATAATCACTTCCAAACTCATCACTTAATGACACTCCTTCATTTTGTAACCTATTATATAATTCTTTATCCATTGGAAATGGAATCATTCCTGTTACAGGGTCTTCTTTTTCATAAAGAATTTTATTATACCCTTCAGAGGGGTCTTTCTTAAGTAATTTAAATAAGTCGATTTGATTTAACCTAACGTAAATTTTATTAGGTCCCGAATTATCATCGTTACCAACAAACGTTTGTTCTTGAGAACAACCAGCAACTTTTAAACTTTCCTCAACAACGACCTCAGAAATTCTACTTTTAGTATTTTGAGACGCAGTTAAAACCTGTTTTACTAAAAAATTAATAGTATTAGAATTACTTGTAGGCTTACTAGGTAATGATGTTTTTACTAAATCAATTAACTCTTCATATTGATTTTTAATTTCAGCTTGAAGTCTTTGTTGGGTGTCCCCAATATCGTTAAGTTGTTTTAACGATTCACTTTTAGATAATTCAAAATTATCTCCTAAAGATAGTTTTTTAAGAGTTTTTTCTGTCGCTTGCGTTGAAATTGTGGTGTTATATGAGTTAATCTTTGTTGTGGCGTCTCTATAACCCTGTTTTACGTCTATTGCCATGATTAAGTCATTTTATAACCATCATCATTTTCTTTGTCTAAATCTTTTTGTATTAGGGCTTGTAAAACATCGTCATCCATCTCTGATAAATTAAATTCCTCTTCAGACGTATTTGACGATTTTTCCCATATAGATGATTGTAACTTAGATAAAGATAATTTTTTTTCGATAGTGTCGTTTATGATTTTCTGTTGTTCTTTAATAACAGGACCAATAACTGCCATATCTTCAGCACCTTTCAACAACCCTAACATTTTATTCTGTATCCTTATTGCCGTGGCCCTTTGCTCAACAAGTTCATTATAAATCTCTTGCATTAAACTCAACACAGAGTCTTTACTTAAAACAATTTCTTTTTTCTTAGGTCTTCCCATAATACTATAAATATTTAAATATGGGTTTTATAAATTATTAAGCTTAACTGTTAAATCAAAATACAAATTTTTAAATTTTTTCATAGAAGTTCTAATCTCTTTAGTACTCATATTAGTCATTTCACGCAAAGAAAGTAAGATAATGTTTTTATTAAACTTATTATTGTCAGTACCTATAAAAATTTCTTCATAATTATCAAATAACTCTAATAGAGCATATCCTAATTTTATTTCATTATTATTTAAAGAAGAATCTTCTATAAATTTTTCTAGTTCTTTTAAAAACTCTTTTATTACTTGTTCCGCAGTTACTTTTTCGTACTCCAAATAATATATCATATCAGGTCTACTCTCTAACTTAGTTGTAATATCCTCATACGATATTTTTCTATTTTGTTCTTTTTGGTCTTTAATAATTTGACCCATAAGATAATTTTTACATATAGTACCAAAATAGGAATAGGCTTTTTTGTTTTTGTCGGGTTTGAACTTTTCAACTTTAGTCATTAAAAATGAATGAGTATCATTGTGGATATCAACAAAATCCATATTTTTTCGATATAACTTATATCTCCTAATAATAGACTCAATCATTTTGTCTAAAGGAGCCCTTAAATACTCATTATAAATTTGATTTTTTTCATTCCACGTAGAAGCAGTAAGAAACATTCTTACTGCTTTTTCTTCCCTCACATCAAAATAATTTTGAGCCTTAGCCTTTCTCCCCCGTTTTTTGACTTCGGAATTTTTATTATCTCCAGAAATCGTCATTAAACTTCACCTAATTCATACTTTATATTTCTATCTTCTTTAAAGAAATGTTCTTTTTTAGCTGAATCAATCCAAAAAGCGACCTCATCTTCTGTAAGCGGAGTAGAACCAAATTTGTAGTTCCAAAATACTGAACCTTCTCTCATATTAGAATGTTTATACCCTATTCTTGGAATAGTCATAATTTTTGTTGAATTATAAGTTAATCTTAATAATAACTCATATACAAAAGTTAACCTAATTGATTTTTTAAACCCTCCAAAATCATCGAATAGTGACTTTTTAAATACCATACCACTTGTTTGAAAATTTTGATAGTTTAACAAAACTTCGTTTGTTAGATATCCAATCTCACTATTCATGTTGGCGGCAAACGTAGCTTCATTTGTGAATCCAGCGAACACCCCTTTCTCATCGGTATCAACAACTAAAGGTAAAAACGCTTTAACCTCAGGGTATGAATCGATATATCTAGAAACATTCTTAAACCAAATACTTGAGTACTCATCATCAAATTCAAAAATACTTACCCATTCATGAGTTGATTTTTCAACACCCAAGTTTATTTGACTACAAAAGTCGGTTTCACCTGTATTATGTATGATATTAGTAGTTATACCACTAAAATCAAAATTACTTATATATGACTCTAAGGACTCTTCTCCTGAGTGCACAAGGACTAACTCAATATCCTCCACACACTTTCCTCTTTTAGGGCATTCTTTAACTTGATTACTGATTGATGTAATACAAGATTTGAAAAGTAAATCAAAATTTTTATGTTTTGACGACTCTATTGGTAATACTACAGATATATTTAAATTTTCCATTTTTATCCTTCTTCTTCAACTTTTATTTTTTCTAACTGACTCTCAAAGACCTCTTTTCTTTGAGAGATATATGTATCAAACAGAGATATAACCTTACTATCAAAATCCTCTTTGTTATTATATTTTTGAGAGGTCTCAACACCTTTATCATATAAATCCTCATTAATATTATCTTCCAACCAATTTTGAATGAACTCTGCTAAAATATCGTGAATGTTGTTTTGTTCATATGTCCAAACACCATTCTCATCATTTAACCACTCAGGTTTAAGATTAGGAACTTTTCCAATAACAGGTGTTCTAGTAATCATAGACTCTAACGGGAATGTACCAAAACCTGAAGTATCATCAACCCACACAGATACAAATGAGTCTTTTAAATACTCTGAAAATTCTTTAGGTGACAAACCTCTCATATCTCTAAAAGTAATCCACCTATATTGTGGATACTTTAGGTAAAAAGTTTTTATTATTTTCATCGTATCTCTTTGTTCTCTTGTGTGTATCGAAACTATTGGTTTGGACGGTAAATCTTTAGGTGAAAACTCATCACTAATTAACGGCTCAACTACGTCAAAACTAACATTTGTCATAATTTCAGCAACATACTCTTTTTGTTTTTCGTTAGTAGTTATACATTTATTAAATCCATGTGTGGTCCAAGATGTACCAGGTTGTAATGTTTCTAACATGTGGTCGTATGCCTGACATAAAACAATTTTTGCACAAGATAATTTAGATATCTGTTCCATAACGTGCCCATATATCTCAGGAATAACTATAAAATCTTCAGGAGACACTTTCAAATCCTGATTTTCAATAGAAGAATGAGGGATATTCATATACTCCTCACCTAACCAAGATTCAACACCTGCATAGTCATTTTTTTCGTGCATTATTATGGTATTAAAACCATCATTCTTTAGTGTTAATGCCATATCATATATCATTTTAACACCTGCCTTTGCATTACCTTTTGTGTCTTGACACAAAAAATAAATTCGACAACTTTTATCTGATAAATTTTTAACAGATTGTTCTACTTTTAATATTGTTTCTTCATTCATTTTTATAAATGTTTTAATATTTGATGTTTTAATAAAGTATTAAAAGCAATCCTAAAAGGAATACTTAAATCTTTAGTATTGTGTACGCCCAAATTATTATCTATTTCTTCTCTTTCTGTCATTATAATTTCTAACATCATTTTTATAACTTCAAAAGATACCAAATTTATGGTTTGTTCAGTTTCACCTGAAAAATTGTCATCAGACATATCGATAGTGTTACTAACATTATCTAAATCTATATAATATAGTTCACCTAAAACTTCTAACATTATTAAATTATTTTTTTAAATATATCATTAACCTCCGAAATATCATCAATCGTAAAATCGGATTCATAATTCTGATTGTAAGTTGTATTAACCTTTATAATTTTTTTACTATTTGAATCTTTTGATAAAAAATCCGGATTTGATGTAATAATAATATCAAACTCATCAAAAGTATGCTCTAAAGTAGACTTAGAATAAAATTTAATGTTTTCTACTAAACACCCATATTTGGATAAGAAAAACAATGTTGCTGGTTTAGATTTACCGATTTCATCTGATATAATATAAATTTCATTTTCATCTCTATAATCAATATATAAGTCGTTTAAAATATTAAATGTATTACCGCTTATTGAAGGACTGTGACCAAAAATGTTCATCGGAAAATCCACATAAAAAAAGTTGTATAAATCATCAGGAGTCTCAAATTTAAAGTGGTCTATTAAATTCATGGAAGTAACAGGTAACTCTAATCCATACTCGAAACCATCAGATTTAGTTTCTTCTTCCCATTTTTCAGTTTCCTCGTTGTACTTAGACACAACCTCATCGTCTTTTTCCTCTAAATAGAATTTAGTATAAACTTGCTCAGTTTTTAGAAAAACATCTCTAATTACACCATTTAAGTCAAATGCAATTTTCATTACTCGTACTTATCTAAAATCTTACTTATCAAAGGATTTCTAATTACATCCTTATTCTCAAACTCAAACACACCTATTCTTTCTATTTCGCGAAATCTATTTAAGGCATCATATAAACCCGATTGTGTCTTATCTCTATATCTATCAGTTTGTTCAACATCACCAGATATAAAAAACTTAGAATTAAACCCAATACGTGTAAGTAACAATTTCATTTGTGACGGTGTTGAGTTTTGAGCTTCTTCAAAAATTAATATTGAGTTATCTATATTCATACCTCTCATATATGCCAATGCGAACACCTCAATAACATCATTTTGTTTTAATTTTTCTCTTGATTCTTTTCCTATTATTTTATTTAAAAGATAATATGATGGAAATATATACGGGTCTAATTTTTCTTCTAAATTACCAGGTAAAGAACCTAGTTTCTCTTCCGCTTCAACAGCGGGTCTAACTATAATAATTTTTTCATATGAATTTGTATCATCCATTAGTAAATCTATAGCCGCCCTCATTGCGACATATGATTTACCTACACCTGCAGGACCAGAGCATATTGTTATTTCATTATCTATTAATTCATTATAATATACTTTTTGATTTTCAGATAAAAACTTCTTCCTTGAAACTTTCCCAATTATACTCTTTATCTCTTCTTTTTTAACTACTTTGTATGGCATGTAATTTTTTTTAAAATTTAATCTTTTTTCAGTTAATGTAAATCCATGTTTATATAATTAGATTTACATTGGCCCAACCACCACTGCATTTCTGTAAAACTACTTTCCTTAGTGCCATATATATTTTTAGATAAACCACCAAGATATAAATCAATTAATATATCTTGCATTCCTTCTACACTTGAGAAGTCTCCAAATTTTGTTCTTTTAATAGTGGTGTATACGTCATATCTTTCTTTGAGATGACATACTGTGTCCTCATCATCACAAGTTAATAATATTTTGTGTTTAATATTATCCATATATTTATATAACTTTTCTATTTTAAATTTATGACCCCATGATTTATATTCTCTTGGAAAACTTTTAAATGTCCTAACAGATACAGTATCAAACTCACCTAAATAATCTTTTTCAATAGACACTCTTTCTTTTATATAATCTATGGGACGTAGATTATTTATTACTTCGATGTATTTTTGTTGTATACTAAAGTCTATATCGTCCTTTCCAATGTTGGTGTTGTGAGTGTTCATATTAGGGTGAATAAACTGACAATCTGATACACTTTCATTATAGTCACATTTAAAAGTATTCTCATACAAATCTGAGAATTCACACCTTACACCACCAACGGAGGGTTTAGTGTCCCACTGTAGGTTTATTTTTTCATATTCTGCGATTGACGAAATTATACATTTCATCCGATTAGATATACCACCATAGGGTATACAATTAATCATAACTTCATTTTTACATAATCTTTATGGTATCCTCTTGTATTTCTTCCGACAAACGGGTCCCATATAGAACCAAAATCTATCATACTACATTTATCACCTATTACATCATATAACTCATCCACTATAACATTTGTTGCCATAGAGGAAGACATACCAAAAACCACATTGTCATATTTTTCTGAGATATCTATCATTTCTTTTTTAATTCTTTCTTTATCTAAGAAACAATTTACTAAAGGAACTGAGATAAAATCAGTATATTTTACGTTTAAATCTCTTAAACTATCGTTAGAAACTATTACAAAATTTCTTTTTTCTAGTGATTCAATCAATTCTTCAATACCACCTTTCAAAACAAGGTCTTCCCATATTCCGGCGTTAACCCAGTCAACTATAATATTTTCTTGATTTAGAAAATTTGTTAGTGGATTTAATATTCTTGCAATTTGTCCATGTGTTATATTCCATATTGCCTTGTAGTAACCTTTGTCGTTTTTAAGTGCCTTATTTAAGCCACTTCTAAGTTCAGGAAAATATTCATGACTATCAGTGTTTCGACCAGACACACCCCACGTACAAAACCACTCACCATCTCCCCATCTCGTAAACGAAAAATTTTCCTTATTGTTTATTTTATCTATATAAAATTTATAAGGGTTATTTGTTATATTAATATTACTCATTTATTTTTTTTATATAAAAATTTTTAAAGTTATTTATGATTGTCTCTTTATTGAATTTTTCAATATCTAAAGGAACTTCCGTAAAATCTTTTCCTTTAATATTTCCTTCCTTATCCACAGTGTAGATTATACCAGGTTTACCACATAAGTAACCCTCAATAGTAGTTCTACCTAACATTATACCTGCGGTTACGTCACACTGATGATAAAAATCTTCTATTTTTTCTGTCGGAGGGTAGTAATTTACGTGGTCATACATCTCCCCATATTTACTCGCATATCCCATGGTGTCCTTACCGACTAACCACAACTCTTCCTTACTTTTATCTAAAGATGTTATTAAATCTTCAATACTACTTTTTCTAAGGTAATCCATAGTACCAACAAATAAGGTTATTTTTTTACTTATTTCCTGTTTAGTTTTTGGTTTAAATCGAGTATCGTCGAAAGGATTATATATAACCTCAATAGAATCACTATCTAAATCGAAATCACTGATTAAGTAATCTTTAATTGAAGGTCTTATTGCGATATACCCTTTTACATTATCATTAACAACAGGATTTTCTAAGTCTATAATTTCTGACCTTACAATTGTTACGAATTTTTTTTCGGGATAAAGTTCTAATAACCTTTCAGTTATTGGTGTGTGGTTTGTTTGTATGATGTCAAAATTAACATTCTTTAATCTATATAGTTTTCCTTTCTCAGATGTCTTTAACCCGTTTGGGGTTTTCATAGACCATAACCCATCCCCAACCTTATAACCAGGTGGTTCAGACATAAGATATGTCTTAATTCCGTGATTATTACATACTTGTTTAAAGTGATTACTTACGTTAAATGATATAACAGAAACATCACATCCTTTTTTAGATAATCCCTTAGCTAACTCTATAGTTGAAATTTCAGAACCTGTAAGCCCTTGGAAGTTTAAAACTCCTAATAGAACTTTTAACTTTTTGTTTTCAAATAACTCAGGTAGTTTTTTAGGTAAATCAGATTTAAACCTTTCAGTAAATAAGATTCTGTTTTTTTCCCACTCATCATTGGTTTGTCCTATCGATAAATGGGTTACTCGAACATCATACATCACACCTATTTTAACACCCGATAAATGATTTTTAAATGAAAAATAAATATCATAAAAATGAAACCCATTTACTGACTCATCAAACGTATGTACTATATTATTTTTATTTATTGCAATAAATAAACCATCAACTAATAGAACTTCCTCAACCTTATTACCTAAACTATTTGAGTACTTAGACTCCCATTTTTTCCCTTCGTGCTCATGGTTAACAATACCTTTCATTTTTGTATTATCGTCCCACCATCTTCCTGTATCGGGCATTGATATACTACCAGCTAAACCAAGTATACCGTAATCGGGGTTTTTATTAAAATGTTTAACTATTTTATTACCCCAACCCTTTTTATCAAAGTATATATCATCATGACATAAAATTACAATATCATTAGAAGATTTTTCTAATATTATATTATAAGCCTCTGACAAAGAGTGTGTACCTTTATTTTCAAAGGGTATTATTTCAATGTTTTTAGGACCACATGTAGATTTTATGTGTTCTATAAAATCAGGGCTAACTTCTCTCGTACTAAATCCGATGGTTATCATTAGTCATCAAATACTTCTATTTCTAATGTCTTAAGTGTTAACTCAGTCCACTGACCTTTATATCTTGTTCCTCTAACAATATGATTATCTATCCAATGATAATTACCACCACGAGGTTTACCCATTAATAAATTACTATATTTAAATCCCCATTTATCCAACCATTCCTCAGTAATCTCTCTTACCTCTTCTGTGCGTGAAGTAAAGAAAGTTATAATGTGACCTTCATCAAACCATCTATTTAAAGTCTCAACCGACCCCTCATAAGGTATTACTTGTCTCATACGTTCAGGTTCCTCGTTAGGTACATCATCAGTGATTGTACCATCAATATCTATTAGATAGTTTTTTAATCCATCGGGTAATGTAGGACTATTCGCATATCCCTCATCATTTGTTGTTGTCTTTAATTCGATTGTTTTTTTCATAATTAATTAATTTCCTGTAGACCCGAACCCATTATCATTTCGGTCTTTTTCTTTTATTGACTCTACTTTAACTAGATTTACTTGATTACCTTGAGCCACGGGGCAAACAACTGCTTGAGCAATTTTATCACCTTTATAAATTGTTTGTGGTTCATTATTAAAATTAAAAATAATAACTTTAATTTCTCCTGTATAACCATAATCTACGGTACCAGGTGTGTTTAATACTGATAACCCTCTTTTTATTGCTAATCCACTCTTAGGTCTCACTTGTATTTCACATCTTTCGGGTACGTCTAAGAATAGTCCTGTTGGTACTAACGCTCTACCGAAAGGTTCTAAATTAACGGTTTCGTTAGCCCTTAAATCAAATCCTGAGTCTGTTGAATATGCGTATTCAGGTTCTTGATTGTCTGATTTGTAAACATAATTTAAAGTTATTTTAGGTATCTCATACTCCTCGTTAAAATTACTTTCAATCTCATCTATGTTTATACCTAAATTCTTTAGCATTTCAGTAGGGTCGGACATGTCCACGTTGGTTAGTTTAGACTCAAGTTCCTTAAGTGTTTTTAAACTGTCTTTAAATTCGTTAAATTTTCCTATCATTTTAAATCGTATATTTTTTTCATTACATCCACTAATACTTTTACATCTCTTTCACAATAATCCGCAATAGGTTGTAAACCATTAGAATTCCAGTAGGTATCATGCACTAAGTTACCTGAAACTTCACCTGTTTTTGGGCTTTGTACGTCTAAAGCGACACACATTAAATCCAAAGATGCGGGTGAGTTAAATGAACCAAATTGCCAAAACTCTTTAGTATCTACCGCTTTTAAATCCCACGGTTTAGTACCTAATGATGGTAATATTTTTGGTGGTTTAATCCCATTAACTACAAATCTCTTTGATAACATCGGCATATCAAACCCTTTTATGTTATGTCCACAAAGGTGAAAGTCTAATTTTAAAACTTTGTTTAATAAGTCTTTTACACCTAACAATAATTTTTTCTCATCGTCTTCAGCAAAAGTGGTTGTATGTATTTCACCTTTAGGGGTTATAAATGAAAATGACGCTACGATAATTTTAGAAAAATCAGATACTAATGCCGCGTGATTAGTAAAAATTTCATCAAGTGATTTACCTACATCATCGGGGTATCTCTTCTCAAACCAATTACGGTAACTTTCAAAAAGTCGACCCATCTCAGGATTTTTGTTATTTAGTGTAGTATAATCTTTTTCGATTCCTACAGTTTCTAAATCAAAAAATAAAAGTTTATTTAGTGGTACTTCAATCATCTTACTAATTCTTTATAAATTTCTGAACGAGTCTTCGTTACAGTTTTCATGTCATAAGTTCCATTAACTGTCTCATACAACCTCTCCCCCAAATCCTCGGCAAAAGAAGGGTTCTTAATTAACTTTTTAATATATTTTGCCCAATCAGATTTATTTCTGTGTTTATCAACAACAAGAGCGTTACCATTAGTGAATTCTCCTTTATCAAGAGCGTGGATTAAATCAATTGTGTATGGACCAACATCAGACGCAATTAACGCTTTTTTATAGAATCCTGCCTCAATAACTTTAAGTTGGGACTTCATCCTATTAAACATAGTATCTTTAATAGGCGCTAATGACACATCAAATTTAGAATAGTTTTTTGCGTAGCTTGTGACGGGTTGTGTCCACACTCTGTGATAAAATGCGTCCTTATCGGAATAATCACCATCTACCTCAAACCTCATTAAAAAGTTGTGATGGTCTTCACTTAATGTTTTATAATTATTAGTGAAAATCTCTTCGTATTTCTTCCACACAGTTTCGTGTGGTTTAATAGGTCTTTGTTTTTGTTCTCCCGTTTGAGGATTGATTTCAGTTACAGTACCTCTTGTGTCAAACCCGCACACATACATTTGAAATTCGTTTTTGAATTCAATTAATTTACTGACCGTACCATCTAACAACATTAAATCGTGTAAGTGAGATGAGCCACCTAACCAACCAAAACGTAATTTTTCGGATTCTTCTGTCTTTGATTTAAATTGTTCCTCTTCAGGGTCTACTGCATTTGGTAGTACGAATACGTTCTTGTTGATTTTTTTAATCTCTTCAGCAAATAAAGTAGTTGTGGTAGTTACGTACTGAGCCGCTTTTATATTTTCTTGTATATGAAACTCTAAATTATTTTTTTTAACTAAGTCATATGCGGGATGTTCTTTACCTGGAGACCAATAGTCGTCGATATCACAAATAGTGACTATTCCCCATTTACTTAATTGTTCAATAATTTTAGGGGAATTTACGTAATCTCTACCGATAACTCTGTGAAAATGTACTATTTGGTACTTTTTCCAGTAGTTTTCATCGTTGATTTTTGGTTCGTAATCAATATCTACGTGGAATTCTTCAGAATAATGGTTTTGTAGATATACGTGGGGGTCAACAGACCTGAATTTACCAACACCTGTACGGTCAGATGGTAAAACTAAAACATTAATTTTTGACATACTTATTCAGTTTAGAAAAAGTATAGTAAATAATGTTTTATAAGAAAAGTTATTGTTTGACTTTTTTGATTTTTGTGACTCTACCCTCAAAAATATGTTTACCCACTCTTAATGATAAAGTTTCATTTGTTTTTTGACTACTTTCACTTATTAGACCTGCATTAGTTAATTCCTCTTTTACCACATCTCTTACAGTGTCTCTAACAACATCTCTTATCATCTGTTTTAAATCATTATTAGATGTTTTTGTGTTGGTAGATTCTTGTGTTACTTGTGTATTTGTAGTCCCATTGTTCATTAGTCTTACTGCTCCTTCTATAACATCATTAGAAAGTGTTGCTCCGTTCATTTGTGGTTGTACAATCGGGTTCTCAAGCATAAGTTTTTTAATCTCGTCGGGTAACTTAGAGTTAAGTACTGCATCATTTGTTACCGTTTTAGTTGAGATAGTATTTTGGATATTTGGTTGTTGTTGAGGTGCAGATTCCGATAATACGTCTTGTGGTATGTTATATTTCGCATTAGTATTCTCGTTAACCATTGATAAACCTCCTGTCTGCCCTCTAGGAACTTCATTGTGTTTATCCATTATTTTTTTAGACATTGCTAATTTTTGCATTAAATCACTCATCTGGTTCTACGTTAAATTTTGCGTTTAATATGACCCTTTCCATACTTTTATCTCCGTTAGGGTTATAGTTGGGTCTTACTTCACTAAAGGTATCTGCGGTTGGTTGGTAAGTAAATATTTTATCCGCTCTAAACAATCTCCAACCAGGTAAGGGCTTTTCACCGATTGAAGCAGTATGGGAGGCTCCGTCGATATCCCAAGCCCTAACCACAAGGTTACCTGCTTTACTATACCCGACACATACGGGTTCAATTCTTCTATAACCTTTACCGCCGGGTATGTCACCATCATAATATACTGTAACAACAATTCTCTTCTTTATTGAGTCTTGAATATCCCCCAATGAAGCGACTTCTGTCAATAAAGATTTGAACGTTGTTATTAATTTCATCCTTCTACGGTATACGGTTGTTTAGAATTATACTTATTGATTTTTATATCATCTTTTCTTTCAAATACATCAGTGGACGTACCTGCGTTTTCGTTATATACATCTAAGAATGTTCCCGTACCCCTACCAATTTCATCACCGTCTGCTACCGCATCAGGGTGTACAGGAGAGTATTTATCTGACCTCGGTGAGAAATCATTTTTTGGGAATAACTTAGCTCTTTCAGCTTCTGCTATTGCAGATAATTGGTTTTTCGGTTGTTCGAAATCTAGTCTATCGTTTTGAGTTGCCATTATTTTATTGATTTAAATAGTTGGTTTATTTTTTTTATTTCCTCAGTGATTGAGGTGTCGAATTTATTTATTCCTTTTTCGTGTTTATCATGAGGGTTAACCACAATACCATCTTTTTCATGGGAATCTATAAATTGATTTTCCATACCTGTATCTGATTTAACAGTTTTTCCACTGTCTAATGTTTTTCTCCACCCATCTAAAACATGGTTACACCATTTATTCATTCTGTCACCACCATTTAAAATGTATGGACTATCCTTACCATCACCATTGTAAGAATCAAACCAATTTTTAATTCTTTTAATGACAGGGTAACTAACAATACCGGTCTCTCGTAACTCTTTGTTACGATTATAACCCTCAGTATTACTATCTCCCTCAACCATTTCAAAAGACTTTTGTAAATGGTTTTTTAATGAATCGGGTAGTTTTGCCTTTCTATGGTATAAATCCTTATTCATTTTTAAACATCTTAATTAGCTTAGGTATTGAGATACCTTCGGCATCTGCCATGTTTTTTAAGGCTTTTATATTTCTTTTTATAATAGGTGAAACATCTTCATCGTCTTTTGATGTGATTCCTAAATCATCAGATTTTTGGATTAGTATTTCTTCTGCCATTTTTTGTACGTCTTCTTTGGTAAAAGACCTTTCTTTTTCGACTAATCTACCCTTCATGACAAAATTCTTAAATTTTTTAAATTTAGAAGTATCATCTAATTCGGGGTCTTTACCCATTTCAGACGCTCTATCCTCAGCATCCCTTTCACTAAAATCTAGCTCGTCAACGAAATACTCAATAGTTTCTTTAGCGTCCATAAATTTTGTTTCATCATAACCAAAAGCGTCTTCCATATCTTCTTCTCGTACAACTGACTCTCCATAATAAACTCTATATCCTCTAGTTAGTGGGTCTTGAGTTTGGTGACCTGAAGCCACTCTTTTATCCATAGTAGATAAACCAGGTGCAGTTGTCATAGGGTCAAGAATAGGTATTTTAGAATTATTCATTGTACCGTCATAATCGATTAACTCATCAATTTCTTCTTTACTTTCGGTTTCTTTGTTAAGGTGTTTCTCAAATTGTTTGTGTGTTGAACAGGGCATAAATTTCTTTTTACCCTCTTCTCTATGTATATGGGTTCCCTTACAACCGAGTTCTTTTCCTGACTCTTCAGCCTCTTTTCTAGTATCAAAAAGATATGATTTC